TGTCCCTAAAATATCTTGAGACGCAGAACGCTGAAAATACGGTTGAGCTGCGCCTGCAATATTTTGAATTGCAGACTGATTAAGATAAGGTTGAGCTGTCCCTAAAATATCTTGAGACGCAGATCGTTGAAAATAAGGCTGAGCGGCACCTGTAATATCTTGCGACGCGGCTCGATCAAGATAAGGTTGAGCCGCACCTGCAATATTTTGAGATTCGGCACGTTGATAATAAGGCTGGGCCGCTCCTACAAAATTTTGAGACGCGGCTTGATTGAGATAAGGCTGCGCCGCCCCTGTAATATTTTGAGACGCAGCTTGATTAAGATAAGGTTGCGCGGCTCCTGTAATATTTTGCGATGCGGCTTGGTTGAGATAAGGCTGCGCTGCCCCTGTAATATTTTGCGATGCGGCTTGGTTGAGATAAGGTTGCGCGGCCCCCATGAGGTTTTGAGAGGCGGCTTGACCAATATACGGTTGGGCTGATCCCAAAAGATCTTGAGACCCAGCCCGCTGTAAATAAGGTTGTGCAGACCCTGAAATATCCATTCCGGCGGCTTGGTTGTATAATGACTGCCCAGCACCGAGGTTTGAACCGACCAAATCTGGCCGAAGGTAAGGAGCCTGCCCGGCTTGCAGTTGTTCTGCCGTTCCCCTACCGGAAAAGTCTTTCATGCCAGCAGTGGCATAATTCATGTCGGGCTGCCACGCGCCGACGTTCTTGTTTACGAGGTCGTACGCCTGCATCTGCTGCGGGGCAAAGTATGCAACCGTTGGTTCTGTATAAGGTGTATAGGGTCGGTTAGCTGTATTAGTAGCCCATTGAACCTGATTATACAGCGCATCCTGCTGCCATTTTGGCAGTTCAGATGTCGTCGTGACGTAAGAGGTTGCGGTTTGCGGCGTGCCCTCAAACAGACTAGCCATCAGGCAATTCCCTTCAAATAGGTGAGCGGCGATTTAGCATCCGGGCTGAATTTACCTCGGGCTAGGGTTTTGCCTTTGTGTTTGCGGATTGACGCTCGCATTTCATCCAACCGTTTAGCACCAGCCTTGCTCGATCCATCACCGAGCATGGCAACGGTTTCAGCGTCGATAACATACTCGCCATCAGAGAGTTTGGCATCAATTTCATCAGAGCGCCCGGTGCCGCCGCCCCGCACGAAGCGAGACATAGCATTCAGGCCGCCCTGCGCCATTGCCGGGGCTCTGTTATATTCACCGCTGGTAACTCGGTTCCAGTTCCGCGCCATATACTGATCGAGCGTGAGGTTGCTGCTCGCCGCATCTGCCGAGAGTTTGTCCCAATCCCATGTGATACCCGGGCGGTTAATATATGCCTGCTGATTGGCGGGTAGACTTCCAACCGCTCGCTGCACGTTGGCAGGGGCGGTTTTAGACGAGCCCATGCCAGACAATGCCGCAATAGCCGCGCCGCCCGCAAGAAGCGGAGCCAGACGACCCAGGGTGCTACCTTCACCAGGAGGGTTGGGTGGAAGAGTGTCAGAAAGAGGGTAACCGTCGGCGTCACGATAAGCCGGAGGCGTTGCTTGCCCAACACTTTCACCATAGGTCGCCATGTTGTTTGGATTTTCAGCCAAACCGCTTAGGCCCGGGACACCCGTAAGTGTAGTTGGCCCGAGGCCTCCACCATAATCCCCTATATTGTACGCTGGTGTTGTTCCAGGCGCGGCGGCCACCTCGGTTGCCGGGGTTGTGCCGGGTTGTGTAGCTGCTGCATCAGCAATTTGAGTTAACGGACTACTGGTGGTATCCGCGCCCGCGCCACCCGTAGAATCAGCACTGCCCGACGCATCAGCGGCTGCAAGTGCATTAGGCGTGGGAATTGCATTGGTGCCAGGCAGGAAACTGGTTGAAGTTAATGTCGGCAAACCCATCGGGTTCGCGCCTAAGAACCCACTAGCAAGACCACCAAGACCGCTAAGACCGCCAGCCGTTAAAGCCTCTGAAGGCGATTGCCCGGCAGTAAGGGCATTACCAAAACCTCGTGTGGCTCCCGCCACCACCCGGCTTATGTCAGGGTTTTCAATCCCAAGACCGCCCATCCCGCTAATGCCCGCACCAACAGCGCCTGTAATGGCACCGGTAATCGGATCGCGGCCTTGGAGTGCGGAAGCACCGGCACCAGCCGCCGCACCGCCAAGAAGACTGGCAGTGCTATCTGATAGACCCAAGCCAAGTGCACTGTTGATGCCACCGCCCAAAACATCACCGAGACCGCCACCAATACCACCGGTCACTGCTCCGACTAGCGGATTACCGCCACCGATTGCGGATGCTGCCGCACCGATAGCCGCGCCGCCCAAAGCACTAGCCGCCGTGCCTGAAAGCAGCCCCGCGCTCAAAAATCCACCGATAGCCGTGCCAATGCCGGGGATAAAGCTAAGGGCGATGGGCGCAACCGCCGCCAAAACCTTGCCCCACTTTATTTTCTTAATCCAGCTTTTGTATTCACGAAGTCCGGTGTTTGGGTTGATCGTTCCCGAACCACCAGCACGACGAAGCATCGCCGCTTCGCGCGGGTTGACGTGTGCCAGTTCAGTATCGCCGCCTCGACCCTGCGCGGCCAATTGCCGGGCAGCAACGGTCAAGCCACCCCGGGCGTAACCCTTTTTGGAAATGCGATCTTGCAGGCCATACAGGGCGATGAGCAGTGACACGATATAAACTTGGTCGTACTGCTCGGGCAGCATCTCTTCATCGACCATGTCATCGGCAATGGCCTTTGACCTGATTTCTGCGTACTTGTTAGGATTTTTGATAATCTTTTCAAGTGTCTCAATACCCTCATCCAGATCGTCTGGCATGATTGGCATATTGATGACGGCGCGCTCCATGGCGTCCACCGCCTGGGCGAATTTCGGATCGCTTTGGGCGATCTGCATGATTTGTTCGCGCATCGACATGCTATATCACTCCAAAGTTTGGCAGAATCGTTCTGCCCATTCGTGCCAATTGTCAAAAGCGTATGGGATTGGCATGTTTTCTTTAAGGGTCATGTTGTTTATAAACTGCATGGCCCAGTTTTGCCACTGATCTTCAATGTCCAGCCGACCGAACGCCCCGAACGAATCCAGATCAAGCGCAATTTGATCTGCCCAATCCCTAAGCCCCATGCCAGTTGGCAGCGTGACCCTCGGTCTCATCCAAGCACCGTCTTATCGCCACTGCTCATGTGGCCGATGATCTGGCCCATCTGATAGTCACCATAGACCGCGTTGCTCTCAAACCGCACGCGAAGCTCGCGGCGTTGTTCCTTCAACATGACGATCTGCTCGAACGGCATCCCGGCAGTTTCAGGAAACTCAAACTGCGTGCTGTAGACTTCGGGCGCGCGGGCATTCGCTCGACCCGTCACCTGCACCGTCATCGGGCCGCTTTGAACAAAGTCAGGCTCAATCGCGGTGATGCGGATATATTCGTTTTTACCCTGCACCAGTTGTGAGATGTCAGCCGTCTCAAAATACGAAAGGATGGGGCGGATGTTCGGGCCATCATATTCGTCGGTTAGTTGCTCATGCACCCAGACCCGGTATCCCGACCCGGTGTCTTCGACGCCCGTCAGGATCGGGGCGGCAAACGAGTTATTGAATTGCCCGGCAGAACGACCATAATTGGGCAATTCGGTGTCGTACCAGCAATTTTCGCGCACGTTGTAGATCACAGCATGGGTGCATTCGGTGGCGTCGCCGCGCGGATAGCACCACCACACCTCACCGAAGCGCGGAATTTTGAAGGCAAACACCCGACTGCGCTGGTTCTGGTTCAAACCATCAAAGAACCAATTCAGATTCATCTGGTTTGGCACTTCGCGCACCACACCGTTGAACATCATGAACCGGTCAACGCCGCACCAGAAAAACACGCCGTCATAATCCACGACGCACTGCGGCGACATGATCGAGGTGTCGGTGGCGATGACGTCGAACTGGAAGACCGTCGCGCCCCCGGTGAACGTGGCGCGCAGTACGGCGTCAAACGCCCAGAAGATGCCCGCAGGGGCGGTGCCAGAACCGGCACGCAGTGGGAAGCCTTTGATGATCTTCTGGCCCCAGACGCGCGCCAAGCCCGATCCGCTGCCTGTCAAGTTGGTGGGCTCGCCCGGCACCGACCAGCCGATGATGCCGTCCGTACCGTAGTAGAAAAGGTATGGGTGTAGGGAGACGATGCCGCCCGTAGCATTGGCATCCGGCGGCAAGCTGATCGACTTCAGATCGCCGGTTCCGAGCACCTCACCGAAGAAGATTTGACCGCCCTCGTCATTGCAAATGCAACGCTCGTTGGGTGCGACATGGGAAATCAGATAGTTCTGGTTGGTGGATGAATCATATTGATAGTCGAACATCCACATGTTGCGTGCTGAATTGGTCAGCGCAAACGAACCGCCAAACATATCGGTTTTTGTGAATGTGATTATGGTTGCTGAGACCGTCACAGCAAAACCATTGGGGTCAGAACCAGCACCGATGGCGGCGCTGATCGTAATGACCGGCCCAACAGCGACAGCGGTGTACTCCGGTGAGGAACTGTAAGCGTTGATGTTGGCGGCGACAGCGGTTGCCGTGGTCGCAAGATCAACGCCAAAAGCCACCACCCCAGACATGATATTCACGCCGTCAACCGTGATCATGTTAACCGACCCAGCCGCGCCGCCCGTCAGCGTCACTGTGCCTGTAGCAGCCACAGCGATGGGCGTCCGGTCGGTCACAATCGAACTATTGCCAGTCGCATCAATCGTGAAACGATCTAGCGTGGTTGCGCCACCCGAGTGGCAATAGACAAAATTCTGTTGCGTGAAGGTCGAAAAGCCCCGGCTGATCTCTTGCAGGTATTTTTGCGTCGAGCGATAGCCGCCCATCTTACGAGGCAACGCGCGCTGCCAGCGCACCCACTGACCGTCAACGTAGAAGTCGCCCTCAAATTTTGTTCCGTCGCGCTTGATGCCCGCGTTGGATTTTAGAACGACCGTGGTTACTGGCATTAGAATGTGCCGCCATTGATGTTACCGGATTGCGCCACGCCAAGGGCGGTCCATGCGGCAGCTTGATTTGCAGCCGTGAACAACGCAATGCCAGTGGTTGTGCCGCCTAGTGCTGATTGGGCCGCTGACTGATTTGCCGCAGTAAATACGGATATACCCGTTGCTGTGCCACCAAGTGCTGACTGGGCCGTTGACTGATCTGCTGCGGTGAACAAGGCAATGCCTGTGGCAGTGCCTCCTAAGTTGATACGAGCGGCGCTGGCGGTGGTTGCGCCAGTACCACCTTGTGCAACGGATAATGGAAATGAAACGCCTTGTGTCGAGGCGTTAAGAATATCGGTCCCATCGCAATACAAAATTGCTCGAGAACCTTGCGTAATGCTAAAACCGGTTCCGCCACCAGACGGCGAAATAGTAAGCGTGTATGCCCCTGTAGTTTGGTTATCGACCCAATACTGCTGCACGGTAGCGGGCACCACGACAGTGCGATTTCCGGTAAGAGTTCCGGTAAAACGATACGCCACACGGTTCAGTTCCGAACCCGTGAGAGTGTAGGTGCCCGTGCCCGGGATGTTGATAACCGTGTAATCGAACGCGAAGGTGGCCGACTGGCCGAAGCCAATGGTGAAGAAATTTGAACCGTCAGAGGCGATGATTGCGGATTCGCCGGGCTGGAACGAAAGGAACAGGGCACCATTGATCGTGATAAGGCCGGGCGGGTCTGCGACAATCGCACCCGTGCCGCTGTTCCGCAGATAGACGAACCAGTTATTGCCGACCACCGTGGGGTCGGGCAGCGTGAAAGTGCCACCCGCAGATGTCCAGTTGAACATCTTGGCGCGGTCGGTAACGCCCGCCGTGTAATTGGTGTTGAAGGTGGTGACGGGAACCGATTGGCTGAGCAGCGTGCCGACAGCCACGATGCCGGTCCCGGCCAGGGCGCTGGCATTTGCGATGGAAGTCGCCGCACCATACTGCAAAGAGCGCCAAACGCCCGCAGCGGTCGAGTTATCGGAAAGATAGACTTGCCACAGCGTGCCTGCGGCCACCGTGACGACCTGCGTCCCAACGGAATTTTTAACCGTGAAAGTGTCGGAACCACGGTTGTTGAACAGGATCGTGTTACCGACGCCGGTCTTGTTGGCGGCGGGCAGGAAGATGCTGAACCCGGCAGCAGACGGCGTAACGTCGATGATTTTCGTGGCGAGGTTCTCGCTCGCGGAAGTCTCTTCCGGCCAGCTAAGAACCACATCAACGCTGAGCGCGATTGCGCTGTAGCTGATTTCGCTCGGGTAGATATTCGCGCCGCCGAAGACGTCTTGATAAATGGTCATGCCTCGGTCCTCGCCGCGCTACGGTCCATGATGCGTTTCATATCTTCGCCCGTGAGCGCCTGCGCGGTCCTGTCGTACATCGCTTGCCAGACCTGTATCCTCTCATCGCTCTTGAGGAATGGAGTAGCCTCCAACAACGTGGCGTAGAGAAGGATGTCAGGTGCATACTCCGTCAGCCAGTTGGTTTGCAGGTCATCTCCGAGCAGGGCAGGTTGCTCGTAGTACATGACCTCGAGAACCCCTGCCGTGCTGGGCGTGGGCGCGAGCAGCCAATGTTGAAAGTCATAATCGGCGTAAAACTGCGGCGTGCCGGTCGACGCCTCGTTGGGCCAATAGCTACGCAGATATTCGTAGGATCGGGCAAAAATCGGCGTGCCGTTGACGGTCATGCTGATCGTGTCGCGCCAGCGATCTGGCTTGGCATAGACTGCCACGCCAACCTGCAAACTGGTCTGAACCGGGCGAATGAAGCCTTGAATTTTGAGTTCGCGCGCAATCCGACGCTGTGCCAGCGTAACAAGACGCGGTAGCTGCTCATAGACGATCTGGTCGCTCTCGGCGGTAAAACCGCGCTCAAGGTAGCGACGAACGTCCACCAACAAACTGTCGTAAGTCATTACATAAGACATGCGCGCTCCAGAGCTATGTCAGAGGCTGATGCAGCCTGTGCCCGCAAAAAGGTTTATAGGCGTCAAACAAGTCACCGGGCAAGATGTTTCACGAGCAAATGGCCCGGTTGAATGCTCGGTCAACAGACATGGCATCAAGCATGCGGGTTAATGCCGGTGCCGTGGTCAATTCACCAGCGGCCTGCCGTTGCAATTCTGCCGGAAACTCAGTGACCCTCGGGCAGGGTCTATTAGAAATTGCCTGTCCGCAGGCGGTCAGCAGCAGTAGACTGCTGAGCAGTACGAGCAGCCTCATCGGCGGATTTCCTTATTTCCTGTTCGAGTTCAGCGGCATTGGCGCGAGCATGCTCACCGCCGGTCCTGCGCCCGATTGCCCAGGCCGAAGCAATCGCACCGATGACAACAAGAATTGCCGCCAGCGTGCCTTGCAGCTTACCCCAAAGAGCGGTCATGCGTCCCTCTTCTTCAGCAGGTATACCGCCGCGAGCACGACAGCCCCGGCAACCAAGGCCACGCCCACGGCCCAGTGAATACCGCTGAGGCTAGTCAGGGCCGGTGCCGCAGTGGCCGCCGCAGCGGCAACACCACCTAGCTTGCTGGCATCCATCGCCGTTGATCCCTGGGCCGGTGTGGCGGGCTCGACGCTGCGAGAGGATACGAAGGCACCCTTGGCCCACAGACCGGCCTCAGCGGCCCGCCTGTTGCTCAGACCGGCATTCACCTTTTTCTTGACTTTGTTCCAGCGAGCCAACTCGCCGGGCACTGCGCCTGAGTCGCCTGCGTTGAGTTTGCGGATAAGGGTGCTATTCCGCATGGCACTGGTGCCGACGTTGTACGTCCAACTGACCAGGGCAGCGAACTGATTGTCGGTGAGTTTGGCGGTGACCGCGCGAGACACCGCTTCTTCTGCAATTGAAAGGTCGATGAGGAGAAGTTTATCAGCGTCTTCCTGGCTGATCCGCATGCCTTCGGTGACGCCCAGCGTATGGCCGTATCCGATGGTCCAGGCACCGGCAGTGCAGCGGTACGCCTCCAAACGGAGACCCTCCCACTGCTTGATGAAAGCAAGCCCTTCGGGGCTGACGCGGCGAAACATTATGTCAGCACCGGCCAGACGACATTCCACGGGAAGCCGGGCTGAGACGGCACGTCTCGCAGTGCCTGTCGGTAAGTGGCAACGTCAAAATCGAGGCCGTTGCCTTCCTCCAGAGCCTTGATCACGCGCCAATCCGTGTCAGCAATTCGTCTATTGCGTTCTGCGCGAACCGAAGCGGCCTGCTGATCGGTCATGGCGTCAATCTCATCTTGAGACAGCGCCTGCACATCCCACCGCTGAATCCAAGATTGCCCATCAAACAACGGGGCAAGCTCAACTACGCGCTGCGCCAAAGGATCGACCACCGGCTGATTTGCAAAATGGACCGGGAACACGTTGTATTCAGCGAGCGTTTCAGACGACAGCGGTCCTGACGGAAAGCTGGTGTTTGGATTAGCTCGGATCAGGTCCGTGGGCGAATACGGATACGCGACGATCTGATTGTCGATGGCTTTGACGTAGAGCATCTCAGTCTCCTAGCTGCTGCTTCAGCACCGCCAGCATCACCTTGGCCTTTTTCTGCTCTAGCCGCTCGGAGGCAAGAAGGCCAGTCAACTGATCGACAAAGCCAGACAGTTCATGGCGGTCAGCCGCGCTCATGGCGTCGATGTTATCAAGCGCCAGCGTGTAGTTGTCGATGTTGATCTGGTAGTGCATCACCTCTTGCTCGCGCGCTTCGAGGTTGATGGCGAGGATTTCCTCGCGGGTCTTTGGATCTTCTTTGGTGGTTTCGGTCATTTATTTTTCTCCTATGTAATTGTGTTGAAGGCGACGCCATTTCCCGTGTTTGTCGGCAATGTTGCAGGATCGGTGTATTTAGTTCCAAACCCAGAACCTGACCATGGATAAGCTGAGACAAATGGCGTTGTGTTGTGAGCAACAGCAATCGCAGAATTGCTAAGATTGAATGCGACACTTCTTCCCGTGCCTGTCGGCAATGTTGCAGGATCGGTGTATTTGGCTCCAAACCCGCTTGCGGACCACGCATAAACCGAGATGTTGGGGTTGCTACCATGCGCCACAGCAATTGCGGAGCCGTTAGGGCTGAAGGTAACACCTAACGCAAGGTTTGCCGGTAACGTCGCTGGATTAGAATACTTGGTTCCAAACCCAGAACCTGACCAAGGATATGCCGAAACATATGGCGTTGCGGCATGCGCCACAGCAATCGCGGAATCGCTAGGACTGAATGCTACGCTATACCCAGTGCTTGTCGGTAACGTCGCTGGATTAGAATACTTGGTTCCAAACCCAGAACCAGACCAAGGATACGCCGAAACATATGGCGTTGTGTCATGGGAAATAGCAATCGCGGAATTGCTAGAACTGAATGCTACGCCAAACCCAACGGCTGTCGGCAAAGTGGCTGGATTAGTGTATTTAGTTCCAAAACCAGAACTTGACCAAGGATATGCCGAAACATATGGCGTTGTGTCATGGGAAATAGCAATCGCGGAGCCGTTAGGGCTAAACGCAACACCAAACCCATTGCCTGTTGGCAATGTTGCTGGATTAGAATACTTGGCTCCAAAACCAGAACTTGACAAAGGATATGCCGAAACAAATGGCGTTGTAGTATGAGAAATCGCAATTGCGGAGCCGTTAGGGCTAAATGCTACGCCACGCCCATTGCCTGTTGGCAATGTTGCTGGATCAGAATACTTGGCTCCAAAACCAGAACCTGACCAAGGATATGCCGAAACAAATGGCGTTGTGTCATGGGAAATAGCAATCTGCTGAAACCCCGTGACTTGAGTTGTGTTCGCGCTAAACATTAGAGGTAATTCTGCCCAGCAACTGAACCCAGCCAGTTCGTCCCATCAGCAGTAAACACAAACTTATCCCCCTTGCTGGCTGTCGCCGTGATCGTCGGCGCTGCTGAGAACGGCCACTTCACCGCAGCAGGCCACGTCACAGTTCTAGAACCAGTCGCGTCTTGCTTAAGGAACATCATGAATGACTGACCTGCGGTGGCTGTTGGGAACGTAAACGTGCAATTGCCAGTCAGCGTCAGGATTTGCAAGGTGCCGTTGGCGAGAGAAATTGTGTAAGCCGTGGTTGTGTTGGCTGTGACCGTCTCTTCGGTATAGCCGTTGGTAAAAGTTCCAGCCTCAATGGTTTTAGCCGAAAGGGTCTGCGTGTCAGTTGTGCCGACAAGCGCACCGCTTGGCGCGGTAAGGGAAGTTCCCCAAGCGCTTCCGGTTGAAACCGCAACACCCGCGCCGGGATAAACTTGAGATGACGTTGAAAAGCTGAGAACCCCCGAGCCATTGGTCGTGACCACCTGACCATTGGTGCCGTCTGCCGTAGGGTATTTTAGCCCCGCCGGGTTGTTCATAAGGCGAACAACGGTGCCGGAGGCGTTCTCAGCGAACAGCGCCATGTCGGTGTTGGCGATGTTGATCGCAAGTTCGCCGGGGGCGAGGTTCGCAGTCAACGGCACCGCCGCAGCGGTCGTCGTGCGGTACAACTGGATCGGGGTGTAGCCGGTTTGTGCCATCAGATCACCTCAGATTTTCAATCTTATACAGCGTTTTCATATACACTGCTGTCATTTCATCAAGGATATTTTCAAGGGCTGGAACGCCCCGGGCAATTTCCTTGCGGTTGGAATTTAGCCATAGCAGGTCTTTGCGAAGAAACTTAGCAATATCCTTGACCTGCTCCGGTGCCTGTTCAAGCTGCCCAAACGTGCCTTGATATGCCTCAACATAGCGGTCAAGGACGCCGATGATGTCTTCGTAAAACTCACCGAGAGCTTCGTGCTGGGAAAAGCTGTTTGTCGTCCAATGATTGGCATGCGCGGTATTCCGCGCCTCAAAAGACTTCGTAATCAGGTCTTTGATCATCAGAATGTGCCCCCGTCGATGCCGCCCCAGGCAGGCGCGCTGGCTCCCGCAGACACCAATACCTGCCCGGCAGTGCCATTGGCAATGAATGCCGTAGTTCCAGCACCAGTCTGATACGGAATGCGGCTGGCCGCGCCACCGGCAAGGTTAGTGGCCGTCGTGGCGCTAGTTGCGCTGGTGGCCGAACCCACAGACAACGACGATTGATTGGCCCAGGTCGGAACACCAGAACCACCAGAAAGCAGAACTTGGCTGGCAGTGCCCGCCGCGCTGAATGCGTATGCCGTTCCGGTGCCGTAAGAAACAGCGCCAGCAGTTGGCGTAGCCGTGGCATTAGTGCCGCCATTTGCAACAGGCAGCGTGCCACTCACATGGGTGGTGAGGCCGATCTTGCCATAACTGGGGGCAGCACCAACACCGCCCGAAATCAGCGCATTGCCAGTGGCGACATCTGCCAAAGAAGCGAGGGTCGTTGCGCCACTGGCGTAAACAAGATCACCAATCGTGTAAGAGGTGAGCCCTGTGCCCCCGTAAGCAACTCCTATGGCTGTTGCGTTCCACGTCCCGGCGGTCAAGGTGCCGACGCCTGTGATGCCAGTGTAGGAGCCGCTGATTCGAGCCGAGTTTAACGTGCCGGATGTAACCTGGGTGGCGGCAATTGCGATTGAGGTGTCAGACGCCGCAGTCAACTGGCCCTGGGCGTTCACCGTGTATGTAGGAACCGCCGAGGCTGAACCATAAGAGGCTGCCGTCACCGCCGTGTTAGTGATGCTGAAGACGGTTCCGGCAAGCGTCAGGCCGGTGCCTGCCGAGTATGTCGTACCCCCAGCACCAAACTGCGAGAATACAATTGCCGTGGTGCCAACCGTAATGGGCAATGGCGTTTGCTGCACCCAGGAGGTGTTAGCGTTCGCAGTGCCCGCCGTGATCAGGAAGAAGTCGCCCGCGTCGATCTGATTGACGCCCGAACCCGGGGTGTCGAAGTCGGTCGCTCGGGTGAGGATAAACGGTGCGGCACCGCTGCCGGTCTGCGTGACAACGTAAACGCCGTTGTGGGCCTGATTGGCTTGGTTCTTGACCAAGATGCGATTGGTGGACGCAACCAGCGTGCCATCGACCGACAAGGCAGCGTTCGCCGTGGCGGTCAGCGTAGCACCAACACCCGAAGACCCGTTATTATAGGTGCAGGTCGGCAGGGCCGCCGTTGAAGCCAACCGGCAGGCTTGATGGAAGTTGATGCCTGCCGCAATGGAATCAGCATAGGTCTTGTTGACGATGTCAGTGCCATTGGTCGGCGCAGTCGTGATGCTGCCGGTCGTCAGCGTGACGGCATTGATCGTCGTGTTCGTTGCAGAGGTGACTTGACCCTTGGCGTTTACGGCAATGACCGGCACGACAGCTTGAGAGCCGTAGGTTCCAGCGGATGCGCCGGAGTTGGGCAGGTCTGCCGTGACCAAGGCTCGGAAGCCTGCGGGGGCCGCAGCGCCAGCCGCCGGGCCAGCAAAAACAACATTAGCTGGCTGGTCAGATACAACCAAAGCCGTGCCCCAAGTCGGGGCACCGGTTCCGCCGGAAACGAGCACCTGACCAGCAGTGCCAACCGGACCCACATACAAGCCGTCGGCACCGGACCAAATGATAGCACCAGCGGCCGCCACGATGCTTCGGGCGGTGCCGCCATTGCCCAGGCCAAGGATACCGTCAACTTCGTCATCTACACCGACGTTAACCGCCGGGTGCTTATGGTCAGCGCGGGCCATATTTGTAGACGAGCCTGCGGAACCCGACTGAAACCCAGCCAGCGGGGTCGAATTGCTCAGATTGGCTGTAATCGTGACGTTGCTGCTGAGCGGGCCACCGCCGCTAAGACCCGTTCCAGCAATAACTTGACGGCTTGTGGGTACATATCCACTGATCGTTGCGGGCACTGTGGTGGCCGACATGACGCGGCCTGTGGCGTCAACCGTGAAAACTGGGATGTCTGTCGCGGTGCCGTAGGAACCCGGCGTTACGCCTGAACTAGCAAGCTGACTGGTACCCACGCCGCCCGGTGCAATGCTCAGCGTGACGTTTGAGGTAAGTTGGCCACCGCCGGTCATGCCGGTGCCTGCAATCACCTGACGCGAGGTGGGCACACCGGCAACCGAGAGCAGATCACCGACGCGAATCTGATAGTTGTTGCCCTGGTAGACAATCATCATCAGCGAGTTTTCGTCAGCCACGGGGGCGACAGGTAACTGCGTGATCCGCGTCGGAATGAGATTGCTAGGTACGTCGGTCATTTAGAACTCCAGATACCCATTGCCGTCTTCCGTGATGAAGAACTCGTCGCCTTGCTCCTGAATAACACCAGCCGGGCGCGTATTGATAGGCGTATCAGGTCGATTGAACGGCAGCACGATTTGATCCGGTGCCCGGGGGGCGAGGCGGTAGGGGTCGTATTGGTCGCGGTCGAGATCGCACACCATCAAGCCCGGAAAATTCGGATCGGGCATGAGCTCGGCAAGAAACATCTTGCGCGAGCAGCGCCCGCAGATACCGATGCCGTAGGTGGATTGACCTGTCGGATCGAGAAATTTGCCACCACTCATGCGGTGTATGCCCGAATGCCCGGGTTGATCTGGGTGGGCGAGCCGTCGTTGTCCCCATCCCATGCACGCTGCATGGACATGCTGGCGCGCGCTTCGAGCACCGGAATCAGGTTCAGATCGACAACGGGCGTCTCAGCCGCCATGCGGGCAGCGAGGCCATTCGTGATCGCCTCAAGCCACCTGTCAGGCACCTCGACCTCCTGCTGAAGGTTCTCGGTGTCCATGATCTGGCGATGCCGCCACAGCACAAGCTGGGCCTGCTCAGCCGCAGAGAATGGCGCAGGCCACAGGTACACCACCGGCTCGGGCAGATCGCGCAGGAAATAGTAGCTGCTGGGTCGGCCCGGAAACACCTTGTTGGACTGGTTGACGTAGCTGTCGCGGTTCAACTGCCCGAGCGGGATTTCTTGCGGCAGATTGCCCAGAGTGATCGCGGTGTAGTTGATCGTGCTGGCCGAGGTGATGCGGAAATATTGATAGGGCAGGCCAACGCTGATGTCGGTCCATGTGATGTCACCGGCAACTGCCGCTGTCGTCTGCGTGCCAACCGTCACCCAGGTTGTGCCGTTATTGCTGACTTGAAAGGTGAGGTTGACACCCGCACCGCTCCACTCGACACCCACCGTGTTGACCACGGTCGCGCTGGTGAAGTTCACCGTGTAACTGGTCGAGGTGCTCACCGTGGCACCGCTCAGAAGCTGAAGCGTGCGGTAATTGAGGTTCAGCACCTCAACCGTGCCGACAGGTAGCGTCACCAAGGGCTGGTTCTCGTACATCGGCAGAATGAGCTTCTCGATGCACCAACTTGGCGTTTTGATGTTCGCCAGTTCGGAGAGCATGAGATAAAGCGAATCGAGAGCATATGACTGCATCTCAGACGTGATGGCCTGGGCAGGCAAACGGCACCGCCGGAAGGCGTGGTCAACCACCTTCAGAGCATTAAACGTGGTGCCGCCGATATTACCTGAATAGGCCATGCTTTCTCCGCTCAAAGGCGACGGTCGCTGGTTCAGCAGGCCCCGTGGTATTTGGCGAAAAATACGTCACGGGGCCTGAAATAACAAGCTACTTCTTGGTCGCCTTGCGGGCTTCCGACATGCCAATGGCAACCGCCTGCTTGCGGTTCGTCACCATGGGGCCGTTCTTGCTGCCGGAATGCAGTTCACCGGCTTTGAACTCGCCCATGACCTTGCCGACCTTGGACATGCCACCCTTGGCCATACCGCAGTCACTCATGCCACCCTTGGCCATACCACCGCGCTTCATAACTGCCGGTCTCATTTCGTCAGCAGCACCAGCACCCCCAGGCATCAAAGGCTGAGACACTTGAGGTCGATTACCCATTTGCGGCATGGGCGGTTTAACTTGCGGCATGGGCTGAGCTTGGGCACGGGTTTGCATGGCAGCAAGTTGAGCAAGCCGCTGCTGGTGGGCTGCTGGTACGCCACCACCCATGGTAGGGGGGCGCATCATGGCCTGAGCCTGGGCAGGCTGACGATTTGCCGCCGCCTGGGCCATTGCGGCACGACCGGCAGACATCGCAGGGCCACCTTTGGCCATGTTCACCGAGCCCTTGGCATGCGGCATGGGTGCACCCTTGCCATCATGAAGGAGGGTCTTAGCGGTGTTCTCCTTCTTGCTGTACAGCATGTCGCTCTTCGGGGCGGGCGAAGCGGCGGGCTTGGTTGACTTCATGTTACCCATAGCCATGCCGCCCTTGGCATAACCCGGTGCCGCCGTCTTACCGGCGGATGGGAATGTGAACTCGGAAACGTATTTCAGCGTTTTACCCATTGGGGGCACCCTTCACACGATTGTTCTCGATCAATCTGTCGAGCTTTGCGTCTAGCACTTCAAGGCGGTTCATCACGCGATTTATGTCAGCGTGAACTTCCGTCTTCGTCACATAATCCTTGGCGATTTCCTCGCGCGTCTTGTTCAGAAGGATGGATATGCGGCTCAGTTCAGCCGCCTTATCCTTCAGAACCCAACTTACGATGCCCACCACCAAAGAAAGCCCAGTGTTCCACAGCGTCAGGTCCATCGCGCCACCTCGTCACGACGTCGCGTAAGTTTTGATGCACTCCAGAACAATAGTGTAGGTGTCGCCCGCAGTGGCGTCATGCGTGCTGAAGGCAATATCACCATTGCGGCCCGTGCCCGCGTTGTTACTGAGCCCGCCGAAAGAAGAAAAATCCATCAGATACGGGCCGTTAGATGTTACCTGCCATGCCAACAAGTTGACATCCGCATCCCATAGAATGCGAACCTCCATGCCATGCGCGGCCATCCATATCTTGTTGATCTTCACACCATTGCAGGCGTAACCAAAAATATTCGGGTTCAGAGTGGAGACGTCGACCTTTACAACCGCCGTCTCACCTGTGCCGTCTGAAATGTTGGTGTATTTGGCGATGAACAGACGCTCACCGTCAAGGATGGTTTGTGATGTCACATTGTCAGCCATCGTGTGCCTCCTCTATGCCGGATTAGGCGATTGTGACGCCCTTGGAACCGACGACAGCCCAACCCGTGGTCGAGTAATACAACTGCGCCGAATCACCGACAGCGGTGAACGTGATGGTTGTAAAGCCGATTGCCGTGGTCGGGGTGAGAACCGCAGAACCGCCATCCACAGTGTGGACAATGGTCTTGAACTGACCGACCGCGCCATTGGCCAAGGTCAGAGCCTGGGATGCGCCAGTGGTGGTGATGCAGGTGACAGCGGTGGTCAGGTTGACTGCGCCCGCGCCAGACAGAAGCTGAACGGTGCCGGTCACGACGCCCGTGATGTTGCCGGTCACGTTGCCGGTTACGTTGCCGGTTACGTTGCCGGTTACGTTGCCGGTGATGGCACCGATGAAACCATTGGTAGAAGTGACGGGACCGGAAAATGTAGTTGAAGCCATGATAATATCCTCTCATGCGAGATAGGCGTTACAGTCTGCATGACGTCAGCCGGGACTGTCTGCAACGCCGGTTTACCCGGTAAAAGCGAATGGGGGGCCGAGGCCCCCCACCCAATTAGACGCCAGCGGTGCCGAACACGCCGCGCGGGTCGGTCCAGCCGAACGTGTAACGCTCGGTGGCCTTGTAGCGCATGCTGTCGGTTTCGAAATCGCCTTCCATGCTCTTCTCGAGACCACGACGCATCATCAGCTTCATGCCTTCGGGGGCATCGGTCTGAATCCACCAAGCAGTGGTGGAGGTGATACGCGACAGGTTCGCCTGACCATCGGACAGGAGGCCCATCGACTTCACCGGGTTGATGTCGTTGTCAGCGGTGCCGGTACGCAGCACGGACTTGAGCAGCACTTCCGCCTGGAAGACGTTGGACGGACCCGTCACGATCTTCTTCGGCGTCAACCGGATGCGCTTGCCGTTGTTGTCGACGGCATTGCGAATCTGGATGAGCAACTGCTCCAGCGAGGTCTGCGACAGCGCCGCAGGCGTGGTCAGCACGTTGGAGAACGTGCCGTTGACGATGGGGTGATTGTTGGCAACCAGAGCCACGCCGTCACCGCCCGGATAGGCAGCATTGAACGCGCGGTTCAGGATGTTCGCACCCAGCGTCTCCTTCGTCTCGATCAGAGACTGCGCGAGATGCTTCGCGTAGGTCTGGCCGATGCGGATGTGATCGCCGTCCTCGACAAGCACCTTGGTCAGGCTGAAGGCCAGACCGTAGACTTTGTAGAGGTAACGCTGGAGGAACAGAACGCCACCGCTCTGGTAGCTAACGGCCATGCCGTCGGGCAGTTCAGGGGCCGCGCCAAAACCATAGAGCACGGGCTCTTCATGGTAGTTGCGGGGAATACCCTTCTGCTCGCGGAAGACCATCTTCCACTCATCAGCGCGCTGATCATAAACGCCGTCGAAGACTTCGTTCAGGATGGGCTCAACTACCGACCGGAAGTCGGTACTACGCATTGGTGTAGCCATGTGTCAGACCCCCCTTAGACCGAGTTAACCGCTGCCTTGTAGTGATGCTCGTTGATACGAACAGTCACTTGCACATAGGCGTCGGTCAGTGCGTCGTTGATGTTGTCGGCAAACCCAGTCATCTGGAACTGGCCAGACGTTGCCTGGATGACACCGATCTGGCAGTTGCTGAGACCCGTCTGGGTGGAACCACCCGGGGAAGCAACGGTCCAGTCGAACTCCTCACCCACTGCGGTCTGCACAGTCGTGCCCGCCGAGGGGTTGGTGTACTGGACGTCAAACAGCGTTTCCGGGTCATCGTACACCCAAGCCACGATTTCCGTGCCTGTAGCGCCCGAGGGCCAGAAGGGGCTGATCGTCGGCTTGCCGGAAGCATCGAGATACTGGCAGCCAGCGAAAATACCCAGCAGGGCAATGCCGTCAGTCGTACCCGAGCGGGTGCCGTCAGACGTGCCAAGCTGGATTACACCGTTGTCCGTCAGCTTGACCGGGTCACCGGAGAAGATGTTGGCGGCATAGGTGCTTGCGATAGTGTAAGCCTTCGGACGCATCTGGCCACTGTTGTGGTACGACGCGCGAAAGCCAAAAGGTGCGCTAATGGCAGACATTGTGGCTCCTAATGGATTGAGGGGTTACGAGAGGTCAAACATGGCCTCCCGCTGCTGCCCAATCTCCAGATTGCCTTCCCCAATTTGCAGTTTGGATTTAGAAGCCCGCGCCTGCTGCTCGAGGAAATCGGCAGTGTCGGTGAGCTTCTCTTCCTCACGCAATGGGGCGTCATGGTGCGCCTCCTGCATGTACTTCTCGTAAAGAGAAATCGGTAGCTTGAAGGCAAGCATCTCGTTGACGCCAATGAGCCCAGTCCAGTCGCCGGTCTTCAATGTCGCATATTCCCAGCCGGGAACATCTTCCGGCTTCACGGGCTCGTAGCCCAGTCGAATACGCATGTGAATCGAGTCACGGGGATTGGTGGTTGTCAGCCAGCAGGTATGCCAGCCGGGGATTTTTGGCAGGTCTGGAAGAGAGGACTGAAAGAATTGCTGACGAAACATAGCAACCCGCTCATCATCAGAGACTTCGCGATTTTGGGTAACAGCGCGATCTTGCATCGCACGGCTTTCGCGGCCTTCACCAGCAGATTTTTTCAAGCGTTCGTCGGTCATTAAATCGCTCCTTTCAGCGATTGAGTAAGCATTAGGGTTTTTGAAACCAGCGCGCAAGGTTTTTTCACGCCTTGTTGTTTCGGTCATATTCGGCATACCGTTTGACGTACTTGGAACGCAGAACCGGGTCATCCCAGACGCCCGCTTCCACTAGGGCTTGCTTGCGCTCGGGCGAGATATACACCTCACGACGAGTGCTTGTCGGGGCGTGCTCACGGCCAGAGCCCACCACCGGACCACCGCGCGGCTCGCGCCGGGAGGAGGTTTTCTCGAACCTTTCGGGCAGGCGGCGTGCCGCTCGCTTGTTCAGTTCGTCCCAATATTCCGAAGTGCGAGGGTCAAAACCGTCTTTGGCCAGGGCTTGGTCGATAGCGATGACGATAGCAGAATCTTCATTTCGACCCATCGAATCGTACCAAGGGTTCTTTTCGATGAACTCCTGGGCATAGCGCAGCGTGACATCGTCGATTTGCTGGGGCTGCGGACGTTGAGGGGGCTGCTGAGCCACCTGATTTTTCTGGAAATTCAGTTGCTGGATACGCGCCAGTGCCTGATCCCGGTATCGCATCGCCTGCGTGACGTCGTCGCCGTTACCGGCAGCAACAGCCTTGGCAATGACCCGCTCAGCCATGTCGGCTTCATGGGCCGCTTGGTTGAGAGCGTTATCAAACGCGCTCAAATCCATGCTGTGGGTGCGCTGTTCTTGAACGCTAAGCCGACGCTCAAGATTATCGTTGCGATTGCGGAGGAAATCTAGCTCGAGCTTGTCGCGCTTGATTGCCTCGTCGCGGCGCTGCTTCCGGTCCTGCTTTTCGGCACGCCGACGCTCACGAATGGCATCGCGCTCATCATCGTCGCCGGATGAGGCTACGCGGTCATCAGCGTCATCGTCATCCTGATCGTTGTCAGATAGCTGACTGGGGTCTTCGACAATGACGATTTCCTCGTCCTTGTCGTCATCTTCTCTCAGAGTGCCAGACATAATTCACCTCCTTTCAGATGAAAGCCTTGACCGTCAGCGGATCACCCGTGACACGGCCAATAATATCCAAATCGTTAAAGATCACGAACATCGCGCTGTCATCGCGATTGATCGCCACTTCCCAGCGGTCGCCGCCGTATTTTGGCACGCGAACGAAATCACCTTGCACGCACCATGCGCCTTCCGGCCAATGCTCTTGGGTGTTCCGGTTTCGGAACGCCAGCGACCCGACGCTGACCACCTTGGCCACCTGGGTGTTCCACTTTTCAGTGTCCTGCGTGTCAGAGGACAGGATGATACCGCCCTTTGTGACTTTGCGAGGGGTACGGATTTGAACCAGAACGCGGCTCCCAAAAGGCTGAACGCCCGGATTTACATCCGGGAAAGCCTCTGCCAGTGCGTCCTCAGAAGTCGTTACCACCAGATTTCTCCTCTTCGATGAGTTTCAACAGCACGCTAATCGCTGCCTCGTATCCGGCAACGACACCAACACGATACCCGTATTCAAAGGCATCGCGTTCCTGTGGGCGCTTCAGGGCGTCCACAGAAAACTGAAATTGAGCTTGCTTCAGAAGATTGAGAAGTTTGCCTTCGTTCACGCCTGATTCTTTTCAGTCTTTGGTTCAGGCGGCAGAGACTGGCCGTCGAGCTTCTCACCCGCCGCAAGGCGGTGCTTCTGCTTCACATAGGCACCGGTCATCGGCACCGTGCCGTTATTCTTAGGCTTGTCGTCCATGTAAACTCCTATGGCGTGGGGTTGATGCCGGTGCCCGTGCTGACGGCCACCTTCTCGCCAGTCGCCATTTCGGCAGCGGCAAGCAGTTTGGCGGTATCGTTATCCGCCTGATTCATGCGCTCGCGAGAAGCTAGTTCTGCCGCCTTGCGCTCATTCTCTGCGGCTTCCCTAAGCTGATCCGCCCGCAGCTTCTCAACGAGTTCGATCTGCTTGCTTTGTAGCTTCGCCTGCTCAAGTTGGGCCTGCATCGCAAGACGCTGTTGGTCGATCTGAGCCTTCTGCTGCTCAAGCTGGGCCTTCTGTTGATCAGACTGGGCCTGCATTGCAAGGCGCTGCTGATCAACCTGGGCGCGCTGCTGGTCGGTCTGAGCACGCTGCTGAATGGCCATCTGCTGCACCTGGGCACCAAGTTGGGCGACTTGCATGCTGCTGTCAGGCGGCATCTGTGGCTGGGGCGCAAACTGCTGGGCGGCTTGGTCGATTGCAGCAAGTTCCTGTGCCATCCCACCCAACTGCTGCTCGATGTATTGCTGCACTTGCACGATGACTTTGACCTGATCGCTCGCCTCGTCGGGGATCAGATTCTGCTTTTGAGCCATGCTGACGGTTTTATGAGCCTCAACAAGATAATAGTTCAGCAGGTGATCGCGAAGATGTCTGGCCATCGGATACAGGAAGGTTTTGACGATTGCCGGGTTGCTGCCGAACAGCGGCGATTTCAAAAACGCCATGTGCGTCATAATGTGGGCGATGTGGTCCTGCTTTGGCAGCACATAAACCGGCTGACCCATAGCCGCAGCCACGTTTTCGCTGACCGGGTCCATGTCGTCTTGGGCAGGCTTAGGCTGAAGAACCTCATCCGCCGGGACTTTTAGGGTGCGGAGGAACATCTCCTCGACTTTGCGAGGGTCATATAGCTGCGGCATTGCCGTTGCGCGCGCCATAATTGCCTGAATTTGGGCAAAACGCTGCGTTTCGGAGAAAATTGCCGGATCGCTGACCGGCACGACGTCAAGAGGGCCGTCAAAGTCAGACGGATCAATCTCCAGCCCGTCAACTTGGGCCTCAATGTCTTCTTCGGTCAGATATGCCGAGTTGATCCGGTGCAAAATCTTGAAACACCGGGCCATCGAGTTGTGCAAACGAGCATGAATGCTCGAAAACACCACCATACCCTGCTCGATCAGGGCCATCGTGGTGCCGACAGGCTGATTGGCGTTCTGATCGCTCAGCTTCTCGAAGGAAGTCTGGATGACGCCTTTACCGGCTTCCACCAAAAACCCCAAAAGCTGGAACAGCGTCGGGCTCGGCGGGTTGAACGGCATCGGCATGGCGATTTTGCGGACGTCGTCAACAAGCGCCCCGCCATCCATCTCGACCACTTCGGTCGGCTGGAGGTTAATTGTCTGCCCGCCAGGGCCACCTTTGAGTTTCAGGAGGGTGGGGATGTTCTGGATGTGGGCGCTATCCAGCAAAGCACGCAAGGCACCTGTAGCGGCTCCTGAGAGGCCGCCAATCATATGCGTCAGGCCGATGGGGTATGCACCGCGCCAAGGCACGAACGGGAACTCGACGATCCAATCGAGTTCCTGATGTCGGGCATCATCCGGCTCCCAGTTGCGATAAAGCGCCAGGGCCTCGCCGGTCGACTTGTCGACGCTCAGAATGTACGGGCAGAGGTCTTCGTCTTCGATGTCGAGGTAAGTGTAGATTTCAAAGATGGTCCGCAGGCCATCCTCGTTGTAGCTGGTGGACTTCCGGCCTTCGATCTTGTTGTTGGCAATCGTTGCCTTGCTGAACTCGGGATCATCGGGATACCCAAGGTCAACGTCGACATACATGCCCGCTTTGACGCGCTTCAAGTACTCCATCTTCGTGATGTACTGGACGTGCGTCTTGCGCTCGGCGGTGTAGAAGTTTGTCGCGGCAAACGGCAGATACACGTCGTCAATCGGCACAAACTCGGCCTGCGGACGACGGTGCTGCGGGTTCCACATAAACTTGAGATACTGACCACCACCGAGCGGAAGCTGCGTGCTCAGTTGCTCCAGTTCGCTGCGGAACTCAGGCATCTGCTGCGTGGTCTGCCAGTTCATGAACGCCGCCTTGCGCTCAGCCTTGGCCACTTTTTCCTTGTCAGATTCGCCGTAAATTTTGCTCTTTACCGGCCCGTTCGACGGAAAAATTTCTTTCATGAAACGTGCGGAAAAATCGACGCAGGCTTCGACAAGCATCGGGTGGACGACTTTGTTCGCGCCGCTGAACTGGGCACCTCCGGGGGCGTCGTCGCCTAGGCCGGTTCGCCGCAGCCCTTCCTCGTACAGTTTGTCCCGCTTCTCGCGAGCCTCCTTGTCGCGCTCGATCTTCTCGAGCAGGTCGGTGACGATGTCCTCTAGCGCCGCCTGATCGACCTCTTCAACAATGTTTGCGAAGTGCTCGAGGTGGCGCTTCTCATCTTTGTTGTTCTCAAGCCGGATGATCGCGCCACCGTCTTCGGTATCCTCGACCTCGAGATTGTCCTCGTCATCGAGTTCAATCATCTCGCCGGGCTTGTCGTCGTCATCGTCTTTGAGAGTGTCAGACATATCCAGCCTCGATTTGATTGGCGAGCGTGTTTACCGCGTCGGGATCATAGATAGCAGGTTGAGCACTGACCGCGCCACCCTCGGCGTATTTGTGATGAAGCTGGGCGAGGCCGCCGTGGGAGTACTCAGTACGAATTGGCCTGACGTTAACAGGATCAAACACCAAAAGACCGTCATTGGTACGCACTGACGTAATCTCTCGGGGTTGTATAACGTTTTCGTACACTTCACGAACCAGTTGGGGGTCATCCCACATGCCCGCGCTGTCTACAATGTTTTCTGGGTTAGCTAATCGAGCTAATGTCGCAGCGGTTGTGTTATAATCTTCATGACGTCTAGAATTTCGCAATGCGCGAACAATGTCGGGTTGAATATCCCTAACATCTACCGCGTCGTCTCCACGCGAAATCCAAGCAGCAGGTCCATAACTCCTCAACTGACCCAAAGTTTCTCTTGGATTTTTGGTTTCCGCAAACATTGCGATATGTTCAGCGTCTCTGTTGAAGGGCGAATCAAAAGATTTGCTTCTCCGAACAAATCGCGTTCCCAACCGACGCAGCCCACCAGCTTCCGCTTCGCTCGGCTCCATCGCCATCAAAGCCGTCGAACCTGCCAGCCGGGCCATACGACCCCCCGGCCCCAGGGCCACCATCAGGGCCGCATCCAGAGGGCTCTGCGGCAGAAAGATGTCCGACGCCAACTGGGCCGCGTCATAGCCCGCGCTGCGTAGAGCCCGAGCCTGCTCGGCATTGGTTGACTCGGTGGTGCGGCCCGTGTCGCGCTTCATGCGCTCGAGCAGGCGGCGGTCATACTCTTCGTCACTCATGACGCGGCCACCCTCAGCGTAACCCATGGCCCGACCAATGCGGTCACGGGCTTCAGCGGCCATGATGGATTCAGGAGCCACGTCATAACGCGCGGCAAGCCTGTCCAGCACCATGGCATTCAGTTGGTCTGCCGTCAGTTCCTCGCGCGGGGCCGGGCGCGGTGCGCGACGACGCGGAAGGCGGGTTGCCACCACGTTTATCTCGTGTACCGGTATTGCGTCCACCGGGCCGCCTTCAGCGTAACCGGGAACGCCAGCGCGGCGCATCACGCTCGGCACATACGCCTGCGTCTCGGCGTTGTCGGGAATAGCATTGCCCGCTTCAATTACCCGGCGCGGCCCTGCGTTATACGCCGCCAGGGCCAGCGGCATGTCACCGCCAAACCGGTCCAGCTGCTGGCGCAGGTAGCGTGCGCTGCCCTCAAGGTTCTGTGTGGGATTCGTGGGATCAACGCCCAGGTCGCGCGCCGTACCGGGCATCAACTGCCCGAGCCCCAATGCACCGGCACGGCTTACCGCGTTCGGATCGAAGCGGCTTTCTTGCTGCACCAGTGACAGGAACACATTGCGCGGCAAACCATACCGTTCGGCCATTTCGATGGCGGTCGCCACATGTGGGTTTTGCGGATTGAACCTCTCAGCGATTGGCCTCGCAGGCGCACCTTCTTGCTGCGGAATAACCGCCGGGGGAACAGGTGGCACCGGTAGCGCCTGAGCCTGCCCACGGGCCTGTGGCGCGGCCTGCTGGGGCGGTGGCGGGGGTATTACGGCAGGTGGGCGCGGCGGGATCGGCAAGGGTGGCTGGCGTTGACCGCGCAGGGTTGCGTTGATCGGGTTGAACTCGGGCTCGCGGTTCGCACTGGCCCGGCGGCGCATCTGCTCGAGCAAGCCGAGAGCCGTCATGCGGTTCGGGATTTCGTTGCGCTCAGCCATCTACCGGTTCCTTACCACTTGACCTTGTCCGCCCAGTACGCGGCGGACGATTTACCCTTAGCGATGTTCTCACCATGCCGCGATTTGAAGCTGGCCCGCTTGGCTTTCATGCGATCCGACTCACCCTCTTTTGGCTTGCCAGCGGTGCTCGCGCCCTGCTCACCGAACCGGATGACTTTCTCCTTGCCGTCATAGCACGCCTTGACGACGTGCGACTTTGTCGCGTGGTCCGGCGTGCGGCGCGGCTTGTTGCAAGCCATTGCGGCCTTGTCGACAGGTTTGGTCACTTCTTCTTCGCCGCCCGCATGTTGTCGACCAGATTCGGATAGGGTCGACCGGCAGACTTAGCCATGGCCTTGGCCGACGCCTTGCGCTTCGATGACAGTTCCTTGCTCTCGCCCAGATCGGCGGGGCGCTTCTTGTCCCAGATGGGCTTTTTAGGCTGCATATGGGTTTATCCGTTCCCGCTTAAATTGTGGCGGCTCATCACGCTCTCGAGCCTGTGGCAGTTCAAACCATCGCTCATTCTTCAAAAACAGAATGGCTTGGGTAAACGTATCGACGTAATCGTCATGTTCTGCAACCGGAAACTTGGCCAGTTGCTTGATGCAAGGCTGAGCCCAGCTTACCGGCTGACCCCTATTCTTGCCGCTCTCTGGCACCCACACGAACCCGAGCTCAAGCGTCGGCGCGGCCTGGTGCGCCCGGCTGACTTTGTCGGCCATGCCCGGGTTGTAGCCCACCGCAGGCACGCGGGCCTGACGCAGGTCCTGCAACAGCGACTGACCGGACGCCTTAGCCTCGACCAGTATCCTGTCCGGCTTGCGCGGGCGGCGGATGCCGTCCTTGACGCTCGTCGCCCCGTACTCGGTGCTCCAATCCTTGATCGCCCGGGCGCGCAGGTCAGGATAACTGAGGTGCTCATCCCATGCGTCGATCAGCAACACGTTGCGCTGACCGGCATGTGTGAAGACGGCCCACACCGTGCAGGCTGTCGGATCGCCCGATGTCTTTTCGGTGAATGCACAATCGTACGATTGCAGGATGTACTCAAATTGAGGCAGCGGCTTGTCGGCGGGCCATAGCTGTATCTCAGATGTCTTGAGGATACCGCCCGTCGTCGGCGTCGGGTCTTGCTGTAGCTGACCGGCAGTGCCGTATGTACCCAAAAGCTGCTTGAGCTCGGTAACAGAAATATCACTAAACATCTTGGGCCAAAGCAGTTCGTTTTTTTCTTTGCGTGGATCGTAATAACCCAACACCGATTTACGCTTGACACCGTCAAATTCCATTGGGATGCAAAGGTGGGTGTATCCGGTTAGGTCGGACAATATGTGGCCGGTGACGTCCTTCTCGTGCAGGCGCTGCATGACAACCACTGTGCTGGCGTTGCGCGACTGCCCGCGTGTCGAGAGTGTTCGATCAAACCATGTGATTGCGGCTTTGCGCTCAGCGTCACTTTCAGCCTGTTTGGCGTTGTGAGGATCATCCACAATTTTACGATCAGGGTGTTCACCTGTCGCACGACCCCCGACAGATGTGGCCATGCGCCATCCGCCAGATGTCAGTTCGTATTTTGTTTTTTGATCGGAACCCATGCGTATTTTAACTTCGGGCCACCGTTCGCGGTACCAGTCAGAGATTATAATATCTCGACACTTAGACGCGTCACGAATAGCTAAATCCACGCCATAGCTGGCACCCATAATGCGAAGCGTTGGATCACAAGCCCATTCCCAAGCGGGCCAAGCCACCGACGTAAGCAGCGATTTCATGCATCCAGGCGGAATGTTAATGAGTAGGTTCCGAATATCGCCTGTTGAAACAGCCATCAGGTGCTCGGAAATTGTATTTAAGTGCCAATTTTCGCTAAATTCCTGCCCGGGTTCCACAATGTGAAACACTTGCCGAGTAAAATCCATCAAATTGCGCTCAGCCGCCCGCCGGTCTTTTTCTTTTTTAATCATGTCGAGCATAATAGCAGGGCTATAAACTTTATTCATTCGACTCGTTCTTTTCCAACATGGCCACTGCGAGATTGGTGTTTCCCAATAGGGCCAGGCTTACTCAACATTCCACATTCAAGGCAACGCCACAATTGAACATTTGTCTTTTTGCAACCAATCGGCCCGCCGACTTTACCACCAATCCGGCCCATTTCCGACATTCTTTGCGGATTTTCTTTGGCTCGTTGAATAGAGGCAAGTCTCACCCGCGCAATTGAATCTTCAGTTTTATTGCCGCGCATCATCGCCATTTTGGCAATGCGTTCGTCTGGCGTCATTTTCTCATAAGCATTTTTTGCGCCTTTAACGCAATCCTCACGAGTTGTTTTTGAACGCATCTTATGTACAATTCTGGCGTACAATTCTGGAGATCGCTTGGCGTGTTCTTTATAAGCACCGGCAAGCCTGTCATCAGGGTGAATTGCGCGCCCACTTGTGCGATTATAATATTTATCAGAAATAACAGCGTTATGAAAATCTAACATAGTTTTTTCAACATTTATAACATAATTTTGATCGCCAGTTACAACAATAAAACAATTAAATCTCTGCGGGTTTTCTTTAAATAATGGCGCTACAATTTTACTACTTGTAAAATAAGTAACTCCCAAATCTTTTGGCGAGCATTTTTTTGCAAACCGGCAACCTATGTAAAATTTACCGGTTTCTTTATCTTCCAAACGATAAACATATGGTTGCGTCACGTTTTTGACCCCAAGGCCTTAGCCATCAGCATCTGCATGCTTGCCAGATCAGCATCGCTCAGGTTCCGCAGATCGACAGCAGCAACCGAAACAGGGCCACCATCCGCCCCGGTGATCTCGGTGCGGCTGCGATCACCGTACAGCCTGGGAGCTATCTTCATCGCCCGCCACTGCGCTGTTGCAATCTTCACCTTCATGGACTGGTGATTGTCCTCATTGGTGTCGTTCGCCATCTGCTCGATTTCATCGACCAAATAATCAGCCAGCCCCTCGCGCGCACGCGCGCACCGTGCCCGGAAATCAGCGTGAGCGTCAAACCAATCATAAACCGTTGAACGCGAAGGCATGCTCGGATCACGGCAAATGGCGACCATACTCTCACCGTCGATCATGCGGTTTACAATTTGATCAGCCAAAGACTCAGAATAGTTCGTGGGCCGCCCCGCGCTGCTTTGAGCAACAGGCTGAGCCCCCGCAGTTCGTCGCGTTATCGTTTTAATATCTGGCATGCCCCATCATATCGCGAGCCCTTGCAATCCTTCAAGCGCAGATGATAGCCTCATCGCGTCGGACATGGTGTCCGGCAATGACAGCTCCCCGGCAGCGCCGTCCACCCCCCGGTGGGCGGCGTTTCGGTTTACAGAACACCCATCAAATTCATGCAATCGAAAGCCCGGATTGCTAGTTTGTAATCCGGGCTTTCGCCCCGCCGGAACCCTAAACCGGCCCCCAAACCGGGCACCGCAGGGCTCATTTTCAAGCGATTTTGCGCTCCAAACGCCCCCTCAAAAATTTATGACTATATACCCAAATCGAAAGCCCGGATTTGAACGCCCGGCCTAAAGGAAAACCAAAAAGCCGGGCTTTCGAATTTCATATAATTTTGTGACTGACGTCCTAGACACTTCGTTGCCTGCGGCGGTCTGGCGAGTGCCAGGACCGCCTCCAGCAACCCGCGTCGTAAGTGCTGCGGTCGAACGCCCGGATCGAAAGCCCGGAACCGGGCGTTCACCCGGGCTTTCGAAATTCATATAATTTTTTTTTCGAAATTCGTCGAAAGGCTATTTTCTTTTTTATCGCCTGCCGGTAAAGAGGTTTCAGGCAACGACGCCACTCAGAAAGGATAACTCAGATGACCAACACCACCCCCAGCGAATTTATCGTCATGACCAGCACCGCCAAGGTTGCTGGCAAGGCCCGCCAGTTTGGCCGCTACCGCAATGTCGCGGTGCTCGAGATTGAGCCCGGCACCCGCCCTGCCATGATCTCGGAGCGCGCCCGTGGCGTGCGCCGGATCGTCTGGCGCAGCGGCGCGGTCAGCGTCGGCAAGTCGGACAAGTGCGCCTATGCTCGTGCCCAGCGCGAAGCCGAGGCACTCGTCGCCACCCTGCAAGCGGAGGCCTGAGCCATGATCAAGAAAACCCGCTGGTTTGTCAGCAGCAACCGCAGGATGGAAGATGGATTGCTATGGCTGCGGAACAGCAAGGGCTCGACTTACTGGTTCAGCCCCGAGGGTCTCTGGCTTACGGGTCACAACAAGCGGCGGGTCACCTCACACGCTGTGATCGCACGCCTCGAACGAGCCATGGCCACCGCCATCAGGAAGGAGGCCTGAGCGATGACCAGCTACACCGTCGTCTACTACACGGGCGGCACCGAGATGGGGGAGTGGCACCGCTGCTCGCCTGTCGCCACCCTCGAGGAGGCTAACACCATGGCCGATGGGATCGAGCGCGGGGGCCGCGTCGCTTACGTCCGCCCCACCAGGGAGTGGGATGTGCTGGGCCTGCCCGAAGGCCCCCCGCGTCGGGCACCGCACTGCCCGAGCCGGAGCCAAAAATAATTTTTACGAAATTCGTAAAAGGCTCTTTTCTTTTTCGGAGCCGGGGTCTACACCGGTTCCAGGCAATGACGCCGATAACTCAATAACTGGAGAATTTCGATGCCCTATCCCGACAATTTCCGCATGAACCACCCTGCCAGCCCCTACGCTGCCGAGCACGACGAGACGCCCGCCGAGCGTTTTGTCGCCGCCGCGCAGCGCCTGGAGAGCCTGTGCAGCCTGCTCACTGACGTCTGGGACCAGCACGCCGACATCGCCGGTGGCTGCGGTGGTGACGAGCTGGTGGCCGAGGTTGCTGCCACCCTCGAAGCCGCGCTGGCACCGCTGCGTGGCCGGATCGACACGTTCGTCACAAACTGCGAAATCAATACGCGGATCGACGATGCCCGTAGCGATGCCGTATTCCAGCGCGGTATTGCAGCGTTGAACGCCCTCATCCAGCAAGGACGCGCACAATGAGCAACGGACGCACCCGCTTCACCCGCCACAAGCCGAATGCCCGGTGGGATGCTTATGACGCCCTGCCGCCCCTGACCCGTCAGGCGTTGCAGGAGGGGCCCCAGCAGTGGTGCGACATCGAGGTAGCCAAGCGCATCAAGAAGCTGCGCAAGCAGCACCCTGATGCGTCTACGGAGAGCCTAGACCGCATTGCTGCCAGCATGGTTTGGCGCTGGCACATGCACGAGATTGCCGAGGCTCCGCCGTGGCAGCCTGCCCGCAAACCCTACGAGCGCAAACCCCTCTACCCCGCACCGTCGCCGCACATCGCGGCAGATGCCACCATGCAACTCAGCAACCGATAAAGGACACGACAATGGAAATTGATATTCGCGCTTTGAAAGCCTGCTCATTTGCCATGAGCACCGATGAAACCCGCTATTACCTGAAAGGGGTGTGCCTCGAAATCAGTGACGGCGGCGTGCTGGCAATTGCCACAGATGGGCATCGCATGGTCGCCATAGCTGCGACCGACGAATGGTCGAGCAAAATGGACGGGTATACCGTGCCAGGCGCGAAGGAGATCATTGTTCCTGCCGATACCCTGAAGCGCATCAAGCTAAACAAGCGCATCACACACGGCACGATAACGCAATCCGGTGACGAATGGCGCATCGACTATTTCGGTGATGCCTATGTGTTTAAGCCGATCGATGGGAGCTTTCCATTGTGGCGGCGCGTGCTGCCAAAGCACAGCCAGGTCGGTGCATGGGCGCATTTCAACCCGGATCATGTGTCTGACTTTGGTAAAATCGCGTCAGTCTATGGTTCGCAGTGCTCTATCATACCCGATGGTCCTAACCCGGCATGGGTGGCGTTTGGCGATGCCGTGCCTGGTATTGGTGTGCTGATGCCTAGGCGTGACGGGATCGACACCGCACACACACCTGTGTGGACAGCATGGAAGCCTCGCGCAGAATGACCGACATGATGCAGAGCGAACCGCTCAAGCTGCACCTACTCTTCACGCCGCACGAGGATCGTGCGGTGCGCTACCTCGCCAAACACTGCGGCGAGGAGGTGCCGGTCGAGGCTATCGCCAATGCCATTTACTTGAGCAAAACCGAGCGCCCCCGGACGTGGCGCGTCACGACAATGACGCTAATGCGCAATCTGCAAATCAAATGCGCGTTTGTCGGACCCATCCAATTTTGCCGCAAAAGCCGCCTGGGCGCGGGCGGCAAAGCCACATACCTCGCAACCACAAAGGAAGAAAACAATGGATAAGCCCACACCTATGCACCTCGTTGACCTCGAGATGGCCGCCCAAGTCAAAGCTATTGCCCGCAAAACGCACGCCAACCCGGAAGTGGCCCGCGAGGTCATGTTGACAGTGGCCGAGTACCTGACGCACCGCTCTCAGGGCGACGACGACAGTGCCCGGCATGACGTGCAATATGTCGCAATGGTCGCGAAGGAGTTCATGTCATGAGCATCTTTAAAAAAATGATTGCCCCGCCGGTCAATGCCCAATACCTCAAATTCGCTGAGGCAGTGCGCGATCAAGCCAGCGCACTGGCGATGGACATCGCCCGCGCGAGCCACTGCCACCCGGGCATCCCCGATGCCCTGGATGCCCATGTTTCTCTGATGTTGCAGGCCATCGCCGCCGAGCACATGGCGTATGGGCGCGAGACGCTTGCCAAGCACTACCTTGCCAGCGCGCTACGGATTGAAGCGAGCGCCCTCGTGCAAGAGCTTGCCGCGATTGCCGAACTCAACACCGAGGATGACGCATAACGATAATATGATGTTGGACTAGATTTTTTGAGAATTGATGGTTATCCACAGAGACGCGTCTTGACGACGCGTTTCTGACCGGAGGTTCCAGCCCTATGGCGCAGCCCGCGTATAAATGGACCGACATCGAGGCGGTCTATACCGCCGTCGCCATCCACGGAAATGTCACCGCAGCGGCGCGATCTTTTAACCCGCCGATGTCCAACAAAACGGCAGCGAATCAGTACGAGGCTGCGCTTAGCCGTTTCCACAAGCCGGACGTGCGAAAAATGCACCGGCAAGCCGTGGCATACGATCCTGACAATCCGCCGGAATGCGAACTGACCGAGCGGGTGAGGCACCCCAATGCAACCGTCGTGGCATTTAGCGATGCCCATTGGACCAGCCTGCACCAGCCCCGCAGCCTCGCCCACGAAGCACTGCTGCGAGCAATCCCAGCCATCAAGCCCGACATCCTTCTGAGCGTGGGTGACCTAGTGGATATGGGCGAGCCCAGCAGGCATGACCCAATCGGATGGAACAAACGCATCCGGGTCAAAGACGAATTGGAAGCCGCTAAACAGCACCTCGATGATATCATGGGATGCGCGCCTCGAGCCCTGCGCTGGTGGGTGCGAGGCAATCACGACGATAGATTCGACAAATTTCTGGCGCTGAATGCTGCCATGTTTGAGGGTGTCGAAGGGTTTGATTTTGCTGGGCAATTTCCTGACTGGCAGATGTGTCACCGGCTAGATTTGAATGATTCAGTGGTCATGCACCGGTTTCATGGTGGCATTCATGCGGCATGGAACAACGCACTCAAATCGGGTGTGTCGTTTGTGTCGGGTGATACACATTGCCTTGAGTATAAACCGATGGTTGACATGCGAGGCCGCAGATATGGCGTGCAATGCGGTATGTTGGCCGATCCGGCATGGCCATGTTTTGGCTACATGCAGGGTAACATGCGCCTCTGGACGCCCGGTTTTGCCGTTCTCACGTTCCGAAATGGGGAACTCATGCTGCCGGAATTGTGTGAAATCAAAAATGGAATAGCTTGGTTTCGGGGCCAGGAAATAGCTGGTAAGCACCGAGTGCGCGTGCAAGCAGGAAGATCAGCATGAAGAAATCGGCAAAAATCGAACGCATTGACCCCGACGATTGCGCCATTGGCGCATTTGCCCGCAAGGCATTGGAAGAGGTGCTGTCACGCGATCCGTCCGTGCTGCTGCTCGTATACGAGACCGAGGCCCAGGTGGGTTATGCCAGCGTGCCTGCATCCTCTGCCGTGGCGCTGGGCCTGCATCTCGCCGTGGGTGGCCTATTGATGCCAGAGACTGAATAATTTTTGAAAAATTCTATTGCGCGCCGTGTGCTGGGATTATAAAAGACGTCTCAGGGCACACGCCCGGATAACTCATAACTCGGAGACCTAAAATGCTTGATAATCTTTCCCTCGCTGACCGCTACTGCACGCTGAGCGAGCGCCTCAAAGAGATCGAGGCCCAGGTCAAGGCGCTGCGCGAGCAGATCATCTCGACCGGCCTCGAGCGCGTCACGGGCGATTATGCTGACGTGCTGATCGCTCTCAGCGAGCGCAGCAATTTCGATGCCAAGATTGCCCAGAAATACCTGACGCCTGATCAGGTCGTTGAATGCACGCGCCAGACGGTCGTCACGACCCTGCGCGTAAAAGCCAAAATGGGAGCATAAAAAATGACACCCAAGCAAAACGATATGATCGCCGTATGGTTCTCATGCGGGGCACCGTCTGCGGTGGCCGCAAAAAAGACTTTGGAGCTTTACGGCTCGACGTGTGACGTGAGAATTTTGAACAACATGGTTGATGAGGAGCCCGCCGATAACCGGAGATTTCTAAAAGATGTTTCCGACTGGCTGAGACACCCTATTGAGAACGTGACAAATTCTGACTTGGGTCACACTTCTGCCGATAAAGTTTGGCGGCAGCGTTCATTCATGAGCGGGCCAAAAGGCGCGCCTTGCACGGGACTGCTGAAGAAGGGTGCCCGCTTTGAATGGGAGGCAACATATCAACCTGAATGGCATGTGTTTGGGTTCACGTCAGAGGAAAAACATCGCCACGATAGAATTGTGTTTACAGACGCACCCAACACACTGCCCGTGCTGATTGATCTGGCAATATCCCGAGAAGATTGTTTTCGCACAATTCGTGAAGCGGGCATTGATCTGCCGTGGTCATACAAGGTTGGTTTTCCCAACGCCAACTGCTCGGGTTGCGTGAAAGCCACAAGCCCAACCTATTGGAATTTGGTCAGATCGACCGACCCTGAAACATTTGAAGCGCGTGCCAAGTTGTCCCGTGAACTCGGTGCCAAACTTGTTCGACATGCAGGAAAGCGAATTTTTCTTGACGAACTACCCGAGACTACAAAGGGTCGGCGTTTGAAATCAATGCCAGATTGCGGTGTGTTATGCGAAACTTCCTCAAAATCAAACACATAACTCGATAGAGGGAACACATGACCACATATTACATCGACCATGTGGACGTCTGTCGACTGCTGACAGACGCATGCACGGCAGCCGGTGGCCAGAAAAAGTGGGCCGACGCCCACGGCATATCGTCCCCCTATGTGAGCAACGTCTTAAATTCACGCTGTGAGCCCGGCAGAGCCATGCTGGAGGCTCTCGGCGTCGTCAGAGTAGTCATGTACCGCAAACGCGAAGACGCCGCTGTGAGCAAGTCGTGATCCATTACCACGGGTTACCCATCACACCGGCAACGGCGGCTGTCAGCGCCATAAATGCTGGCCACGCTTTTGTGAGCTTTGCTCACGCGGATCAATTAAACGTCGCGGTGGAGGTGTGCCAATCATTTGCCATTGACAACGGGGCCTTTTCCGCATGGAAAGCCGGTCGCCCAGTAGTTGATTGGCGTCCGTTTTATGCCTGGGCCGATCATTGCCGCCGCTTCCCGGCTTGCGATTTTGCGGTGATCCCCGATGTCATAGACGGCGACGAAACTGCAAACGATGAACTGCTGGACGAGTGGCCGTTGCCTCGATGGTTCGGGGCACCTGTCTGGCACATGCACGAAAGCCTTGATCGGTTAAATCGGTTAGCAAGATCGTATCCGCGCATCTGCATTGGCAGTTCTGGTGAATATGCCACTGTAGGCACACCGGCTTGGTGGGATCGGATAGAACAGGCTATGCCCGTGTTGTGTGATACAGATGGCCGACCTGTATGCAAATTGCATGGACTGCGAATGTTGAACCCCAAAGTGTTCACTCGCATTCCATTTGCCAGTGCTGATTCCACAAACATTGGCAGAAATGTGGGTATAGATAAAAAATGGGCAAAGGGTACTTATCAGCCCCCCACAAAAGAAGCTCGCGCGCTTGTTATGCGGAGTCGAATAGAAGCCCATAACTCTCCATCAACATATAACTTTAAGGAATAAACATGCTTTACATCGCCATGACGGTGTATGCCACTGCCATAACTGCGGCTAATCTTTCGATTGCTGCTTTTGGGCCATGGGTGTCACCCATAAATGCTTTTCTGTTTATTGGATTAGATTTGGCTTTGCGAGATTGGCTACATAGCCGTTTGAAAATATGGCAAATGGGCGCTCTCATTTCTGCCACGGGTTTTCTTACTTACGCCCTAAACCCAACCGCCGGAGCGATAGCTCTCGCGTCTGCGGTTGCATTTACGGTTGCTGCTATTGTCGACTGGGGCGTTTTTGCTCGGATGCGAGGGGCATGGTTGACCCGAGTAAACGGATCAAACGCCGCAGGCGCATTGGTGGATTCAATTGTTTTTCCGACGTTGGCTTTTGGGGTTTTGATGCCGCACATCATCGCTCTACAGTTTGTTGCCAAGGTTTTTGGCGGTGCCGCCTGGGCATATGCGTTGACCATGTACCGCAAACGCGAGGAGACCGCCCAGTGACCGTAGAAAAGCCTGACATCGACACTCTGCGTGCTGCGCTAGATCGAGCACTCAATGCAATGATCGATGTCCAATATTCCGACGATATGGCATATAGTAACGGGTCGTATGACCGCGCTAGAAACGCGATGCTCAGCGCAGCACAGGCCCTGAGCGACGCCCTGCGAGAGGAAAACGCAGAATGAAGTTCCCTCGCAAACCCTTCACGCCAGCGGAGCGCGAGACAATGCGCCAGCGCAGGCTTGCCGGTGTGTCTCTCGACGATCTTGCCGTTGAATTTTTGTGCTCGCGGATAACCGCCCAAAAAATTTGCGCTAACCTATTGCCGCAGAATTTTAAACAGGGCGTGTCTTTGAGTGCAGAGAAAATTCAACAGGTCGTCGAATTGCGACAGGCTGGTTTTTCTTTGCGAGATGTTTCTCGCATCACCGGTGTCAGCAGGCAGTCGGTGTCACGGTACACGTCAGATAATCCGAAATTTTCGCGGTACCGAAAGCCGCCTGTGATTAACCTCAATACGATTGCTATACCAATGAAAACCCGCATCGTGCCGAAAATGACTGACGAAGTGCCCGACACCGTGATCCGCATGACCGAATCATTCAGATCGCGCGGCATACCTGCTGAGCAGGCCCGGGCCGAGGCTCTCAGAATTTACACAAATGCAAAAAATCGAAAGGAAATGAGACAATGAACAAGATGCGCCCAATCCCCGACATGATCACCGACCTGCGCGCCCTGGCAAACAGCCCGGAAGCCCTCATCAGCCATGTCGCCCTGCTGGATGCCGCCGCCAATTACATCGAGGCGACCGCCGAAATATCACGTCAGCACATAAGGCAATTGCTGGATATGCGGGTGAGGCTGGAGCAGGTGCGCCCGTTGATGGTGGTAGCCGTTAAGGAACTGGAAGAATTTTACGACATGTATCGGTCGAACCAACATCAATATGAACGCGACATGGAACTACCGCGAGCAATCAAGTCCATGCTGCGCTGGTGGGAGCCGGGGACAGCAGAACCTGCAAGCATTAGCCATTGGGGGATTGTGGAATGAGCGAACCAGCAAAAGACGAAACCGACCTTGTCCAGTGCATGGCTAAGGCGATGCACGATTCAGTCTATGGCGGGGAATCCGCTTGGATGGATGTCAGTAAAATCGAGCAGTCGTATCGTGAGATGGAGGCAGACGCAGCTCTCGCCGCAATCCGCGCGGCAGGGTGGGCGGTGGTGCCTGCGCGGCTGACAAAAGATATGGAGTATGACGCCCTTCGCGCCGAGAACGCGCGGCTGCGGGAAGCGCTGACTTGGTACGGCCAGGGCGGCCCATCAGCGGCGGCTCAGCGGTGGGATGGTGGTGCAAAGGCCCGCGCAGCCCTGGAGGTGAAGCCATGATCACTCAACTCAATCCGCCAATCCCGATGACGACGCCCATCGGCAAAGGCATGGCACAACTAGTGATTGACTATGGCCTCGAGCACGATTTGATGTGGGTCGTGTTTCAGGCGGATGGCGAGTGCTGGTGCTGGAGCAACAAAGACATTCGCGCCGACAACAACATCACCATTGGCCGCGTTAAACCCACGGAAAAGAGATAATGGACAACATCGGATTGAGTGCTGGGCCGGTCATATCCACGCAGGAGGAGGCGCATAGCGTCAATGATTTGGCTCAGAATTGGAAAATCATAGCACGATGCCCACACGCCACACGCGTGTGGGGCTGGTGCTTTTCGCCAGTCGACATGACGCCATATTACTCATTTTACAGTGACGGTATCATCGCCACGGTGCAGCGTCGTGACGAAGGCGAAACCGTGCTACTGGGCAAATGGGCTAGATAGAGATATAGCCCAATCATAACCGATAACTGAGGCACTGCCATGCAACTGCGACCCTATCAGAAAGACGCCGTCGACGCCGCTATTGTAGCGTTGGCGCTGGGCTCTAACCCGGTGCTTCAGCTTGCTACCGGCACCGGTAAGTCCCTCATAATTGCCGCCCTGGCAGAGCACTACCGCGCCACCAACAGGCAGGTGTGGGTGCTCACGCATGTGCAGCAATTGGTTAAGCAAAACGCTGCGACCTACGAGCGATATGTTGGCATTGCACCGGCCATCGTGTGCGCCAGCCTTGGTCGCCGAGACACACAGGGCGGCGTGACGTATGGCACGATCCAGAGCGTCACCGGCATGCTCGACAAGCTGATCGCCCCGGACCTGATCGTCATCGACGAGGCTCACCGGGTGCCGCACAACGAGGGTGAGCCGAGCCAATATGAAACGGTGCTCAGCCGCTATCCAGACGCCCGCCGGGTGGCCATGACTGCCACGCCCTGGCGCATGGACAACGGCATCATTCATGGCAGCGGGCCGCAATTTTGGTTCAACACTCTGGCTTACAGCTACACAGTGCCGCGCGCGGTGGATGACGGATGGCTGTGCCCGCTGGTCGGTGTCGAGACCTCGATCCAGCTTGATGTGCAGAAGATCGCCGTGAGTGGTGATTTTGTGCAGTCTGAGGTCGAAGCCGCCCAGACCGAGGCATGGCTTAGGTCTGTGGCGAGGTCGATGCTCAAGCTAGCCGACAAGCGCCAGCACATTGGGGTCTATTGCCCGACTGTCAAAGCGGCGACAAAGACCGCTGCGTTGATCCGGCAGATCACCGGCTGGCCCGTGACCGTGCTGCATTCTGGCATGTCGCCGGATGAGCGGCAGGTGGCCCTGGGTGATTTTATGTCGGGTGCCGTGCGCGTGCTCTGCTCTGTGGACATGATCACGACGGGGTTTGATTTTCCCGCGATGGATTGCATCGTCTGCCTGCGGCCCACCCTCTCATCATCTCTCTGGGTGCAGATACAGGGTCGCGGCACGCGGCTGCATCCTGACAAGCGCAACTGCCTTGTGTTGGATTATGCGGGCAATCTGATCCGCCTGGGCGGCGTGGATATGTATGAGACATTTTACCGCGAGGAGAGCCTCGAGCCGGTCGACGCCGCCGAACCACGCGCGCCGTATGTGAAGAAAGAGCGCAAGATTTATCCGGGCCTGCGTAAGCTCACACCGATTGACCCGATGAGCGGCCAAGCGGCTAAAGACGGCTCACTGCTGCATGTCACGGTTCATGGCGTCAGCGCGGTGTCATTCACCCTGAAGGCTCGATATGAAACCGTGTTGCTGGTGAAATACGCCTGCACCACCGATGAGGGTGCCCGGATCGACGCGACGGCATTCGTCACAACTGAAACGCCACACCAGAAAACACATGAGTTTTTTAGCAATCGGGGCCTTGTTGTTCACCTACCATCTCCGGCAAAGTCGCTCTCCTGGCAGATCAAGGGCGCGCGGAAACCCGCGACGCTGACCGTCGCCAAAAAGGGACGATACTGGAACGTGGTCGAGGAACATTTCTAATGGCGAAACCTCCCTCGCATATTTGGGTTGTCGAGGATCAGCCGAAGCCGGTCGATTACGCCTTGGCCTATGCGCGTTTGGGCTGGCACGTCCTGCCTGTGTGGTCTGTCGACGCCCACGGCCAGTGCCGGTGCGGTCGCCCGCACGGCGAGAAGGGGCACACGCCCGGCAAACACCCGCAAAGCAATCTGGTTCCGCACGGGCATCAGGATGCGAGCGCCGATGAGCAGGTGATCAGGGACTGGTGGGCTGTTGACCCGGATGCGGGCATCGGCATCAGCCTTGCTGCGTCGGGCTTGCTGGCACTCGACATTGATCCGCGCAATGACGGGCGCGACACGCTGGCACAGATCGAGGCCGAGCATGGTGTGCTGCACTCCGATTGCGTGGCCATCACGCAGGGCGGTGGAGAGCATCGGGTGTTCGTCGCCGATCCCGAGATGTCGTACCCGGGCACGCTGGGCGAGGGTCTCGACCTAAAACACCACGGCTACATCTGCGTGGCACCCACGCTCGGCACCAGCGGCGATTACCGGTGGGCTCAGGGCCGGTCGCCCATCAGCAAGTCACACCCGGCGAAGCCCGCACCCCTGCCCGACTATATCGCAAGCCGGGGCCGGTCAGCGGTCAACTACAGCCTCGTCGAGCGCAACGGCGCGCCGGTCGCCACCGCTCAGACATTTGACGACCTGCGATCCGCCCTGCGGCACGTCGATGCGGATGACTATACGACTTGGGTAAATGTCGGGTTAGTGCTCAAACCCTACGGCGAGAACGGTTACAAGATTTGGACCGAATGGGCGTCGAAGTCCGAAAAATTTGACGCGGCGGCCCAACGCCGGAAATGGGATCGAGACATCGACCGGCCCCATTCGATCACCTATCGCTCGATATTTCGCATGGCCATCGACAATGGCTGGCAGGGCAACAACGACAAGCCTGCGGTGCCAGAAGCCAAGATTGCGAAAGGCGAGCACCCACTCAGTTTGTCCCGTGCCGAGCCTCAGTCGGGCGCGAGCAAGGTGTTCGTTTTTGAATACATCTTTGACGACTACATGAGCGTGGGCGTGAACGTCATTGCCGGTGCCCCAGGTGTCGGCAAGACCACGTTGATCGTGCCGCTGGCCCTGACCGCCGCGCACATCTGCCCGCCAGACTACGCACTCAAGCCTTCGATCCGGCGCAATGTGATCATCGTCACTGAGTCCGTCGTGCAGGTGCAGCGGGTCATCTACTCGGTTTTTAACTGGGGATATGTCGGCAGTGACGCCCAGGTGTTTGAAGACCGCATCAAGATCATTCATGCCAAGCGGCTTGATCCTAAGATCGTGGCGCAGGTGGCTGAGGAGTATCGGGGATGGACCGTCGAGAATGAAAAAGCGGATGGATCGTTTTATTCTGCGCTGCCGCTGGTGGTGTTTGATACAGCGAATGCAGTTTTTGATCTGGAGAACGAGAACGATAACGCCGAGGTTGGCAAGGCCATGGCGCACGTTAAAGAATCGTTTGTCGATTTCCCGTTGATTATTATCACGCACACGGCGAAGGCCCTGGGCTCGCTCGAGTCAGATTTCCTGAGCCCGCGCGGTGCATCCGCATGGACCGGCGATGCCCAGGGTGTCTATTTGGTTTTCCGCGATGGTGAGACGAATGACGCCCCGCGCGTACTCAAAGCCACCAAGGTGCGGTTTCCGACCGCATTCGACGAACTGTCTTTTGATCTGATCAGCAATTCCGAAACGCACAAAGACATCCTGGGCTATGACAAGGAAATCTGGTTCTCGCATTCGGTCGCCCGGCCTCTGAAATCCGGCGAGCGCACCCAGTTGAAGGAAGACTTGAAACAGAAGCGCGAGGACGAGCAGGTGTCCGCCCTCTGTGCTGAGATGCTGAACCTGATCCGCAACAACGAGAAGCAATCCCGCACCTATTACGAGCGTCTGACCGTTGCCCAAGGCGGCGTGAAAGGCTCTAAGGAGCGCAAATTGCAGGCGATAGACACACTGCTGGATAAGGGCATCATCGAGATCGTCGAACTTGACACCCCCAAGGGGCGGCAAACCCATTACATCCGCGTTGCCGAACCAAAACCGACCGACGACGAAAACAAATATAACCTGTGAGGTAATATGGTTGATTTAACCAAAACATGCCGTAAATGCAAAATTAATTTTCCGGCAACACTTGAATTTTTTTATCGTAACGCTGGTGGAAAATTTGGCATTACGCCCAGATGCAAAACTTGCGTTAATGAAGACAACAAGGAAAGTCATCAAAAAAGACTGGCAAAAAATCCTGAAAAAGTTCGCGCGTTAGCAACCGAAAGGTCTAAAAATTATTATAATCGCAATATTGAAAATTGTCGTAAAAAACAACGAGAATTTCACGCTAATTTGCGAAAAAATTTAGATCGTCGTGAAATGATAAACATGAAAAAAAGAGGTGGTGGCGCTAGAATGACACCGCAAGATTTTGAAGAGCTTTTTAATAAACAAGGTCGTAAATGCGCTATTTGTTTTTCTGAAGATTCTGGAAACAAAAATGGCGATTGGAATATCGATCACTGTCATAAAACAAAGCAAGTGCGTTTTATTTTATGTTGTCACTGCAATCGCGGATTAGGCGCGTTTCGAGACAGCCCTGTTTGGTTAAGAAAAGCTGCTGATATGCTGGAGAAATTTTATGATAATTAACGGAAAATCATTGCTGCGGTGCTGCCCACTGACACCGATGGTTGACGGCAAGCGGCGCGAGCATGGCGTCAGTTATGGCCTGACTGAGGCAGGGTATGATGTCCGCATCAAGCAGGAGGTGCGGCTGAACCCTCAGAACAAATTCGTTCTGGCGTCGACGATAGAGCGGTTTGAGATGCCGAACCATCTGGTCGGTGTCGTGCATGACAAATCGACTTGGGCTCGGCAGGGTCTCAGCGTGTTCAACACCCTGCTCGAGCCCAAATGGGAGGGCTACCTGACCCTGGAACTGGTCTATCATGGCAATGGTGAGCTTCTGATCCCGGCAGGCGCGGGCATCGCCCAGGTGCTGTTTCACAGCCTCCTGCAAGAGGCCAGCTACGCTGACGGTAAATACCAAAATCAGCCGGATGAGCCGGTTGGTGCGAAATTCGTTTAGAAAGGCATACTCATGACAACTCAAATCACCATGATCAAAGACCTCAAAAAAAGCTGCGGGGATTGCTCGGCATGCTGCTCTGGCGCGCTGAGCGGGCAGGCCCACGGCCATTTTTTCTTTAAGGGTCGCCCGTGTTTTTTCCTCAAAAACAGCGGCTGCTCGATCTATGAGGACCGGCCCGAGAACCCCTGCGTCACTTACAAGTGCGGCTATCTGACAGAGGCATTCTTTCCTGAGTGGATGCGGCCCGATCAGTGCGGGTTCATCGCTACCGCCCGTGTGCATCGGTATATGGAGAAGGTGAAGGATGGCGACACAGAGCACGACGTTGAGCGCATGATCCCCTACATGCAACTGATCGAGTATCAGGGCCCGACATCCGCTAAGGCGCTTTGGTGGTTCATCGAGAAGCATCTAGAGGGGTCGATCCCCAACCTGCTGATCGAAATTGATGGCGGGTATCAGCGCATGGGCTCGATGGACTTCCTGCGGGCCAAGCTCTAGCCTGTAGACCGCAATGGATAACTGAGAATGGCGACTTGGGTTTTTGACACTGAGACGATGCCGAACCGCACCCTGATCTGCGCCAAAAACGTGGATACGGGTGCGTGGTTTGATCTGTGGCGTCACGAGGCAAACGCGCCTGGTAGGCTGAAGCAGTTCCTCGCCCAAACGGGCGCGACATTCGTCGGGTTCAATTCCAAGTCGTTCGACAGCCTGATCGTCTCGGCATTCTGCGCCGGTCGCACCGAACTCGAGATCAAGCGCATCGCGGATGACATCATAACCAACAACGTGCCGCCCTGGATTTCGGCACGGAAGTTCGCGCTGATCGACGTGTTTGCCGATCACATCGACTTGATCGAGGTCGCGCCGTCGTTCGTGGGCCTCAAAGCCTACGGGGCTCGCATGCACATGCCGCGCCTGCAAGAGATGCCCCTGGCACACGATGCCTTCCTTGAGCCTGGGCAGGAGGCCCTACTGCTGGAGTATTGCCACAACGACGTGGAGACCACCGCCGAGCTTCTCAACCAGCTTGAGAAGGAGGTTATTCTCCGAGTGGAGATGAGCCGCCGCTACGGTGTCGACATGCGAAGCAAGTCGGATGCCCAGATGGCTGAGCAGGTCTACATCACGACGATGGGCCTGCAACGCGCGCAGAACGACATCCCGGCACACGTTGTCTATACAGCCCCCAAGTTCCTACGGTTCAGAGATGCCGGGCTTCAGCACATTCTGAACAGCGTCGATGGCTGTCAGTTCGAGGTCAACGCAACCACCGGTCACGTTAAGCTGCCTGACTTCCTGGGCGATGCGTCGGTGAAGTTTGGCACAGGCGAGTACCAACTCGGGGTGGGCGGTATCCACAGCGTGCATGATCGCAAGGTGTGCCACGTCGCTGGCGACGACGTGATCTGCGACATCGACGCCGCCAGCTTCTACCCGAGCATCATCCTCGAGTGTGGGTTCGTGCCAGAAAACCTGGGGCAGCGGTTCATCGAGGAGTATCGGACGATCTACGACCGGCGGCTGGAGGCCAAGCGCGCAGGCGACAAGGTGACCGATGGCACGCTGAAGATTTCTCTTAACGGCACATTTGGCAAACTGGCCAGCCGCTACTCGGTGCTCTACTCGCCCGATCTGATGCTGGCAGTGACGCTGACCGGGCAGCTTACGCTGCTGATGCTGATCGAGTGGCTCGAGGCTGTCGGTGCTACCACGCTCAGCGCCAACACTGACGGCATCGCCATCCGCTACCCGAAAAATATTGACCCTGCCATTCAGCAGGCGGTTGCAAAATTTGGCGAGACTTCTAAATTCAGCTTTGAGTTTACGCCTTACCGCGTGCTCGCCATGAAAGACGTCAATAACTACATAGCTGTAAAACCGGATAGATCGTTGAAAACCAAAGGCATTTACGCCCCGTTATCGCTGAAGAAAAATCCCACCGCCCAGGTGTGCGCCGATGCGGCTGGGCAGTGGCTGGCCAAGGGTGTGCCGTTCCTCGAGACAATCAAGGCGGCCCCGTTCTGCGATTTCATCTCTGCTCGCAACGTGACGGGTGGCGGCGAGCAGATGGACAAATACCTGGGCAAGGTGGTGCGCTGGTATCAGTCGAATGACCCAGCCCTCGAGCCGATCCGGTACAAAACGAATGGCAATAAGGTGCCCAAAACCGATGGTGCCCGAGCCTGCATGGAATTGCCCGAAAAGGTTGAGCACCCGCCGGACTTGGATTACGAGTGGTATCACAAGGAAGCCATCAAGATCGCGGTGGCCCTGGGATGCACGAACTACCTAACACCCGACGACATAACTCTGATAACGCCACCCCCTAAGATCAGGAAGATCAAAAATGGAAAACCCAAACAGTAAGACGGTCTTTGTGATCCAGGCCGACAAAAACAAAGATTTCTCAGATGCTCGTCGTTTCGGGAATTTGCGAGCGGTGTTTAACAACCCGCGCAAGCCCTACGATACGAGTGCGATGATAGACCGCGCAAAGCGAGTGCTCCGAGATTGGAAGCCGGGCGACTACCTGCTGATGATCGGAGACCCGACGCTATGCGCTGTCTGTATGACCCTGGTCACCGAAGAGTATGATCAGGTGAACGTGCTTAGCTGGGACCGCGAGACATTCCAATATCTGAAACAGGAATGGGATTTCCGCCAGTTGAGCTTTGACTTTGGCGAAACCGAAAACTGACAACGAAAGGATAACACAATGAGTGATTGGACAAGCAACCTACGGAAGGGCAAGCAAGCTGTGCCGCCGCGTATTGTCATCTATGGCGGCCACGGCATCGGCAAGAGCACGCTCGCCAGCCAGTTTCCCAGGCCGATTTTTATCAGCACGGAAGACGGTCTCGACAGCCTCGATGTGACCAGCTTTCCCAAAGCCGCGCACATCAAGGACGTGGTTGAAAGCATCAAGACGCTGATCAAAGAGGATCACGATTTTCAGACCGTGGTGATCGACTCCGTCGATTGGCTGGTAGAGCCCCTCATCGTCAGCAATGTCGAGGCCACGCACGAGGCCAAGGATTTGGCATACGGCAAGGGCCAGATGATGGTGGCCGAGGAGTTCCGCGAAATCCTCCAGGGCCTGGATGTGCTGCGCCTGAAGCGTGGCATGAACGTGGTGCTGATCGCCCACGCCACTGTAGTGCGGTTTGAAGACCCTCGGACTGAGCCGTATGACCGGTATCAGCCGAAGTTGCCGAACCGCTGCAATGCGCTGTTGCAAGAGTGGGCTGACGTGATTGCGTTTGCCGCATTCAAGGTGATCATCCGCAAGAGCGACAGCGGCTTCAACAAGGAAAAGACGCGCGGCGTTACGACCGGCGAACGCCTCCTGCATTTTGTCGAGAACCCGGCCTATGCGGCCAAGAACCGCTATGCCTGCCCCGACGAAATCGAGATGACGATTGAGAATCTCGGCAAAGTTATCCCCATCGCAAACTGAGAAAGGAATACGACAATGGCAAAATTTGGATTTGACGTGACTGAGGTCGAACCGTCTGCGCCCCGGACAGACTATGAGCCGATCCCGGCAGGTGAATATATCCTGCGGGCGGTTGAGGCCGAGGAGAAGACTACGGCAAGCGGCGGCACGATGATCAAGGCGAAGTTTGAAGTGGCCAAGGGTGAGCATACCGGTCGCCTGCTGTGGCAGAACTTCAACATTGTGAACGCGAGCGAGACGGCTCAGCGCATCAGTCGCCAGCAGATTGTGGCCTGGGCCACGGCCTGCGGTAAGCCGAATGCCGATGACACCGACAAACTGCTCGGCAAGCCGTTTGCCGCGTCGGTGGACATCGACCCGGCGAAGAACGGTTACAAGGCAAGCAACAAGATCAAGGCATTCCTGACCTCTCAGGACGATGATGCTGCCCCCGCGAAAAAGGCCCCAGCGGCCCCCAAGACGGCACCCAAGGCTGCGCCCGCAGCCAAGGGCGCGAACCCCTGGGATTGATCCATGGTAGCCATCCCGCCCCCTCCTGAGCAGCAGATCGTAAACCGCATCTATGCGGCAATTGAGAAGGAAAAGGTCAACCCTGACCTGTACCTGGGGCGGCTTGGTTCCTCTTTCATAGGCGAGGAGTGCCTCCGTCAAATCTGGCTCGAGTGGCGAGGTTTCGCCCGTGGCCAGTTTGAAGGGCGCATGCTTCGCCTATTTGAGACGGGGCACCTGCAAGAGGAGCGGATCGTGGCCGATCTGCGCCGGGCAGGGTTTGCCGTCTGGGACAAGCGCGAGGACGGTCGGCAATTCGAGTTTGTCGACCAGACCGGGCATTTCATCACAAAGGTCGACGGTGTGGTGAAAAACGTCCCAGAGAGCGATAAGCCGCACCTACTGGAGATTAAGACCCACAATAAAAAGAGCTTCGACGGCCTACTGAAGAAGGGTGTCAGGGACGCCAAGCCGCTGCACTATGCTCAGGTGCAGATCAGCATGGCTCTGGGGGGATTCACCCGGGCGCTGTATGTGGCCCTCTGCAAGGACGACGAGCAGTTTTATGTCGAGCGCGTCAAGGAAGACAAAGCCTCCCAGGCGAAGCTGCAAACCAAGATCGGCAAGCTGGTCGAGGCTCAGTTGCGCCCGGCAGGCATCAGCGATGATGCGTCGTCGTTCGGCTGCAAGTTTTGCAGCATGAAGGCGGTCTGCACCAAGGAAGCCCTGCCTCTGCATCATTGCCGTACCTGCGCCATGTGTTCGCCGGGTGCCGAAGGCAAGTGGGTTTGCAACCTGAACAGCTTCACCCTGACCCTGGATGAGCAACGCCAGGGCTGTGAACATCACGAGGCCCTATGATGCTGACAATTGGAATTGATCCGGGCCTGACCGGTGCCGTGGGCGTGCTCGAAAACGGCGAGTTTCACGCTGTCTTCGATATGCCCACGGTGTCAAAAGGCTCGGGCAGTGTGAAGAATGAAGTGGACCCGGCAGGTCTCTCTGCAATTCTTCGTGACTATCATGCGCTATGCGTGATCGAGCGAGTCAACTCGATGCCCAAGCAGGGTGCCTCATCGACGTTTAGCCTGGGCGACAGTTTTGGAGCCGCTCGGGCGGTTGTAGCCACAATGGGTATCGGCATGACTTACGTCACGCCAGCGGCCTGGAAGAAGCATTTTAAGCTGCCGTCAGACAAAGAGATGAGCCGTGCCCTGGCGATCCGCATGTTTCCTTCAGCACCCCTCAATCTGAAGAAACACGCGGATCGCGCCGAAGCCCTGTTGATGGCGCGGTGGCTCTACGAGACGCAGCGGTAAGCCTACTCCGTATACGGCTCTGGGATGACGCCTGTAGCCGTTCCGCCGATGACCCCTGCCTCACCCATGCCAAGGCGGCGCTCGCCTTGTGCGGCCCTCTCAGAAGCGTTTTCCAGCACCCTGACAGCCGCTGCCACTTCTGCCGGATCGCTTGACATGAGCATTCGGGCCGTGCGTTCAGCAATCTGATCGGTGTCGGCACCTCCACGAAAAGCCCGCAACGCCATGTTGGTAAGAGAACGCCCCCAGCTACCACGGGCAGCATCGGCCATTGCTTCTCCAACATCAGCGCCGCCTTCAAATTCTGCGGCGTTGTACGCGCGACGAACGCTGGCAGAATTTCCAAGAATGCGGTTGGATTGTTGGAAAAGCTGCGATTCGCGCTCAAGAGCCGCCCTAAACAGATCAAATTGAGCCGGACTGTCAAACATGGCCTCGAGCTTCTGCCGGGTTTCAGGCGACCCAATAAGGCGATCCGCCATGTTGGGGTTTCCAGATGGGGTCATGATCGTGCTGTAGATGTTGCGAGCCGCGCCCGTGCGGAACGCTTCACGTTCAGAAGCATTCAAAGCCCCTGGCCCGTTGCCAAAAAGCCTACCGATTTCTTCATGCTTAAGGCGACCAAAATCGTCCATGCCTGAACGCATAGCATCTAAAACACTAGCATCACTGGCAAATTCATCAACCGCACGGCGGTATTCAGGCACAAGTTCTTTGGTGCGATCCCGTAAGGCGTTACGACGTTCGCGCAAAGCAGAAATGGAAGCGCGAACAACAGGATTGTCAGATGTGAGGGCTGCGGTAAGTTGAGCATCAAGCGCCCGTTTCATATAGTCAAGCGTGCGGACGTCAGGTACCGTTTGAGCAAGCTCAAGAATGTCCGCACCTGTATCGGGGTCTTTGCCGGTGACACGATAGATTTCGCGCAACCTGAATTCTTCAGGATCAAAAGCCGAGCCTGTACGAATAGATTGAATTTGCGCTTTTGATGCATCTTCTGCCGCAAGCTCACGGGCAGTATTCCAAGCGCTCCGGTATTGTGGAAGTTCCAACAGACTTGTGATTTGCGGATCAAACACTTCGCCAACACGATACGCTTCTTGATATGCTGGTGCAGCGCGAGCGCGCATGGTGTTAACAAGTTTTTGTTCATCGTTAAAAAAGTCGCCAGGATCAAGACCTTGTTCCACTTGGCCATAAACTCGCTGGCGGGCACCACCCCGTTGCTCACCCAAAGCACGCTCAACCGTGGTGGAACTGGGGCCACTGCGTTGTGTGACGGTTTCAGCAAGAGTGGCCAGACGAGGGTCCACGTTGGCGACGACAGACGGAACGCCCATAGCCCTATCCGCGTCAAGACGTGTGGAAATATCAGACGGCTCTAGACCCGCTTGGTTCAAAGCCCGGTTGATCCGATCAGCGGCACCGCGTTCAACAGTTGCAGGCGTGGGGGACAGGCGTTCGCTCAGCCATCTCCAGGCCGATCCAACATTCCTCGCAACAGCGGGGACAGCCGCGCCGACGGGGGCACCGATAGAAGCCCCAACCGTTCCACCTTCAACGCGGCTGTCAGGTTCAGCCATGCCCGCGCCAGAGATGCCGCCTTGTGTGGCACCGGTAACGGCCCCTCGACCGTAAGGAGTTGCCAACATACGCGCGACGCGAGGGGCCTGACCTCCGGTTACAGCCCCAAGAGTGCCGAGCGCGGCAGCATCAATGGCCGTACCTTCGTCAATCTGATCGTTGATGCCCACGCCAGTTGCCGCCCCAGTCGCCGCACCGGCACCCACCCGAGCCGCTGTGTTGCCCGCGATGCGGTTTGCAATGGTGCCCAGGGCACCGGCAGTGCGAGCCGTTGTAGCGGCTGCGGCGGGTGCTGCCGCGCCACCTGTGAATGGCACAGCCATGTAGGCACCGACTGCCGGAAGCACGCCGCCCGCAAACTCTGCGACAGGTGCCAGATACGGGTTGCGCTGTTGGAACTGGTTATATTCCTGATTGATACGCGCACGTTCGCCCTCATACGGGCGACCGGTAATGCGAGAGCGCAGCCATGCCTCGGCCTCGTCACCCCATCCCATGCCAACGCCTTGCCCAATCAGGGCGCGGGCAAAATTGAGACTATCGCTCATGGTGTTTCTCCTTGGGCAGGCGGCTGGGCGGGTGCCTGGGCAGGTTGCTGCTGACGATACCTGCCGCTGGTGATGTCTTGGACAAGGCTACGTTGGCGAGCCTGCGACCTTTCAAGTTCATCCAGCGTCCTTTGCAATATACCGCGACGAATTTCTGGAGTTGAAGCAAGAGCGCCCTGAAGTCTATCCAAAGCGGCACGTTCACTGTCAGTAATTTGACTACCAAAAGACTCGCGCAATTGGGCAATTGCCGCTTCGCCCAACAGAACACGAAGACGAGCGGTATTTGCGGTTTTTGGGTCATTTGACCCTGCCATTGACCGCATTGCATATTGCGCTGTGTCAAATGCCGATGTGCCAAAAGTATTATCGTTAATTCTAAGAGCTTCGTTGATAGTTCTTTGTGCTCTTTCGGTTGCGCTCAAAGTGGCTTCTGCGTCGAGCCGCATGCGCTGTTCGGCAGGTGTAAGTTCTTTGTCGCGTTCAGCTTTGCGAGCAGCTTCCGCCTGACGAAGCTCAAGACCGGTTCGCTGCATCTCAATCATCGCCTGTTTATACAGGTCGCCGCTTTCACGCTTGCTTTCAATGTACCTGTTGACAAATTCACGATGCTCAGGCGTGCCCTGTCGGAGACCCATATCCTCTGCCACTTTACCGGCATCAGATTGCGGGCGACCCGATGCGAGATATTCCTTGATGACTTCGCGCGCGAGAGTGCGGCGTTCCCCGGTTTCCTGTGCGGCCAAAGCCTGCGCCGTGGTCAAATCCTGTCGGGCACCGGTCATGCGGATTTCCTGAGCCTTCAAGGCAAGGTTACGCATATCGCTTTCTTCCGCCCGGCGACCCTTGGCGTATTCGCTCATCTCTTTGCCGACGAGCGACAAGTTCTCAGCAAACTTACCTGTCTTGGTGGGCGATCCGAAAGCCGCCGCCAATCGGAAGTACATCTCGGCGCGCGATGTCGGGCTCTCGCTGCGCTGAGACATTTGCTGGATCATCCGGGTGAAAGCCTCGGTCTCGGTCTGAGCCCTGCGCCGAGATTCTGCCAGTTCCTGGGTGTATTGGTTCGATGGCGGCGCATACCGGTTGAGCAGTGCCTCAAGTTCCGCCGTGCGATCAAGTGCTGCTGATGCCTGCGGCGCGACAACGGTTGCTTGTGGTGTGACGACCGCCGCTGCCGGAGGAGGCGCTGCCTGCGGGGTGACAACAACAGGCGCAGCCGGTGGGGCGACATCACCGCCAGCGCCATCAGTAGGATCAGCCTGACCGGAGCCATCGTTGTACGCCATCGCCATGTCATTGAGGCCGCCCCCGTCAAAGTGACGGCGCACTGAACCACCCTTGGCGTAGGCTGACTTTTTGGTCGGTGCCCCGCGATATTTCTGGTTCAGCCGATACAGATCAGATTTCATATCCAGCTTCCTCAGATACTAGCCAAGCCCTTGGCAGTATAGATGCCCGTGGCCAATTGCGACAGCGGCGATGGTGAATAGCTGGCACCCGTGGTGGTTCCGGCCTGCGTCTGCGCCGCCGACACATAGGGAGCAATACCACGCACCTGGGTGCTAAGCCAATCCAACTGAGATTTAGGATAATTTTGCTCAGCGTTAAATTTGGCAAGATTTGCATCAAAAACCTTTTGGGAAAGGTTTTGTTGCGCCAAACCAGCAGACTCAAGGGCCGCCGCATCAGCCGTGCGCAACGCCTGACCCTGGCGCGCTATATCGCCAACACTCTGCAACGCCGACATCTGACGCACATAGTCCTGCGCTTGCGCCGCCTGGGCCTGCTGCACCGCAGACAAACCATACTGTTGCTGAGCCTGACCCGCACTTGTTTGCATCTGGCCGATGTTGGCGAGAGTTTGCATCTGCTGGGCAGTAAGCTGGCCCGATGTTTGACCTAGATTAGTCAGATATTGCATCTGCTGACCGGTTAGCTGGCCGGTGGTTTGACCGAGATTTGCAAAAATATTGGCCTGCTGACCCGTAAGCTGTCCTGCGGTTTGGCCAACATTGGCGAGGTTTTGCGCTTGTTGAGCGGTGAGTTGCCCGGATGTCTGGCCGATATTGGTAAGGCTATGCGCTTGTTGAGCGGTGAGCTGACCAGATGTCTGACCAACATTGGCAAGGTTTTGTGCCTGCTGCGCCGTAAGTTGCCCGGATGTCTGACCAATGTTGGCAAGGCTCTGCGCTTGTTGAGCGGTAAGCTGGCCAGTGGATTGACCCATGTTAATGAGATTTTGCGCTTGCTGACCAGTAAGCTGACCGGATGTCTGACCAATATTAGCAAGGCTTTGAGCCTGCTGAGCAGTTAGCTGACCGGAAGACTGACCCAAATTCGCCAAAACACCGGCCTGCTGACCAGCAAGCTGTCCAGACGTTTGTCCTAAATTAGCAAGATTTTGTGCTTGTTGAGCCGTAAGCTGGCCGGTCGATTGACCCAAATTTGCTAAAACACCGGCCTGCTGACCAGTAAGTTGGCCTGATGTCTGGCCAATGTTAGCAAGACTCTGAGCTTGCTGAGCCGTAAGTTGACCGGACGTTTGCCCCAAATTGGCAAGATTTTGCGCTTGTTGGGCGGTGATTTGACTAGATGTTTGGCCAATATTGGCGAGGCTCTGGGCCTGTTGCGCGGTAAGCTGGCCGGAGGATTGCCCAAGATTTGCCAAAACACCGGCTTGCTGGCCGGTAAGTTGTCCTGATGTTTGACCAATGTTAGCAAGACTTTGCGCTTGTTGAGCCGTAAGTTGACCTGATGTTTGTCCCAAGTTAGCAAGATTTTGCGCTTGCTGTGCGGTAATTTGGCTAGATGTCTGACCAATATTTGCAAGGGTTTGAGCTTGCTGGGCAGTTAACTGACCAGAAGACTGACCCATATTGATAAGATTTTGTGCTTCTTGATTTGTTAGCTGACCTGTTGAAGTACCGAGATTTATCAGATTTTGCATTTGTTGGTTGGTAAGTTGACCGTAAGTCTGACCAATATTAGTTAGATTTTGCATCTGCTGACTGGTAAGCTGACCAGTTGTCTGACCAATGTTATTAAGATTTTGCATTTGCTGGCTTGTAAGCTGACCAGTTGTCTGACCCAAATTAGTAAGAGCCTGCAATTGTTGAGCTGTAATCTGACCGCTTGTCTGACCGACATTAGTGAGGCCCTGTAATTGCTGAGCAGTAAGCTGACCCGTCGTCTGACCCAGATTGCTAAGAGCTTGCAACTGTTGAGCGGTAAGCTGACCGGAAGTCTGGCCAAGGTTACCGTACTGGGCACCGCCCTGAAGAACGCGCGACAAGTCTGCGCCGCTGATGCTGCCCACGGTGCCAGCCAGTTGAGCCTGCCGCGCCAGATCGGCCTGGGCGGCGTTGAGAGACTGGCCGTAACCCTGCTGGGCCGCTTGGGATTGCTCTTTGAGGACAGCTTCCTGCGTATCTCGCAAAGCGCGAGAACCAAACTCGCCCATCCGGTTACTGCCAAATTGTCCGGCTTTGATAAAGGCGTCAGAGACTTGCGGCAGCAGATTCTCGGATAAATTGCGAGCACCTTGCTTTGCAATGACGTCCAGCACGCCCTGCTGATAGGGCGACATGTATTGACCGACCTGGGATGCCGATGTTTGACCGGCAGCAGACAAATACGGATTTGCCGCTGTCAAAGCGCGTTCAGCAAGAGATTGCGCTGTGGTGGTTTCGGCCTTACCCAGCAAAGGCTGAGCCGCACCCATAACATCCAAAGACCCTGCGCGATTGAGGTAGGGTTGAGCCGACCCTATAACATCCAAAGCCCCCGCACGATTAAGATATGGTTGGGCTGACCCTATAGCGTCCAAAGACCCGGCACGATTAAGATAGGGCTGTGCTGACCCTATGACGTCCAAAGACCCCGCGCGATTAAGATAGGGTTGCGCTGATCCTATGACATCCAAATTCGATGCGCGTTGAAGGTAAGGATCAGCGGCTTTTACACTGTCAAGATTAAATGCCTTATCAAAATATTTTTGAGCTGCACCGACGCCGCTTTTTGACGCAGCTTGGTCAAAATAAGATTTAGCAGCGCCTGCAATATCTTGAGATGCGGCTCGATTAAGATAAGGTTGACCTGCCCCTACAATATCTTGAGACGCAGAACTTTGAAGATATGGCTGAGCCGCTCCAAAAATATTTTGAGACGCGGCTTGGTTAAGATAAGGCTGCGCGGCTCCTGTAATATCTTGAGACGCCGAACGTTGAAAATACGGTTGAGCTGCCCCTGCAATATCTTGAGATGCGGCTCGATTAAGATAGGGTTGACCGGCACCTACAATGTCTTGAGATGCTGATCCTTGAAGATATGGCTGAGCCGCTCCAAAAATATTTTGAGACGCGGCTTGATTAAGATAAGGTTGAGCTGTCCCTAAAATATCTTGAGACGCAGAACGCTGAAAATACGGTTGAGCTGCGCCTGCAATATTTTGAATTGCAGACTGATTAAGATAAGGTTGAGCTGTCCCT